TCTGGTCGACTGATTTGAGCACTACAACAGCGCTACCGCCCGAATGGCGAAACTGGTAGACGCATGGGACTTAAAATCCCCCGCTCGTAAGGGCGTGCCGGTTCGATTCCGGCTTCGGGCACCATCTAAAATCAAGGGTTTGCGAGCGAAAGCTGAGGCAAACCCTTGTTTGTTTCCGGTCCGCAATTTTGGACTTGGTCCGCAATTCACTTGGTAGGCATGACCTTTTTGCCCTTTCGATTGCGGATGTACTGCTCGGTCATAACCACGGTCGTATGCCCAAGTTGATCTCTGGCTTGCAAGATGTCACCGCTGGATTCAGCCTTGTCTGTACCCGCCTTGGCGCGCAAGTCGCGCATCTGAAACTCAGCTTTCGGCACGCCGGCCGCTTCCCTGGCCAAATCAAACCTCCTGCGCAACATCGCCACCGTCATCGGTGTGCCATCGTCTGTAACGATCAACCGCGTCGAGCGGACCTTGTGTTCTGATTTTCGGGACATGATTCGATCAATCAAAACCTTCAGTTCGCCTGTAATTTCAATTCGACGCTTTGCCTTTGTCTTGCCTTGCAGAACCCAAATTTGCCCGTCGCGCACGTCGCGCTCGTCCATCAGCCGGGTGTCGGTCACCCTTTGCCCGGTCAGATAGGCGAGGTCCATTGCGTCTTGTAGACCCGCGTCCGCCTTGTCGTGCACGCGCTTGAACAGCGCATCTTCGACATATGTGTCCCGCCCGGTTTCTTTGTTGCCCTTGATTCCCGCGCATGGGTTGGCAAGCGATGTGTAGCCTTTATCCCGGGCGTAATTCCAGATTGCGCTGAGCAGCGCCTTCTCGCGATTTGCCCGCACCGGCGCGGACTTGCGCCAAGTGAGGTACTGGCGAACGTGCAATGGCTCTATTGTTTCCAGCGGTGCGGGCGGATCGTCAAAGAAAGCGATCAGGTTTTTCATCTCGCGCTTGTTGTCAGCCTGAGTGGCTGTGCCTTTGGTTGGGACGATATCGACCATGTATTTTTCGGCGACGTAGCGGAACGTGATGACCTTGGCGACCAGGTCGGTCGCAGTGCGATCACGCTCAAGCTTCGCGTACTCCATGATCGCCAAGCCGTAGTCGCTGCCCAGCGGGATTTCCTTGCGGTCCTTGCCGCCCGTATCGTAGTAGTAAAACACCCGGCCGCTGGCTTTCTTGCGTTCCCGCAGCCTGGCGATCGAGCCGGGTTTGCTTGGTCGTCTTCCCATGTCAGCTGGCCTTACGTGATTTCCATACGGGCTTTTCGGATTCAAACGTGCCGACGGCGGTGACGGCCATCGCGGTGACACTCGGCCAGCCGTTCATTTTAATCGTATGGCGAACGCCGTTTTTTTTCAGGTTGAGGATCTGACCTGCCTTGGTCCGCGCGCCGGTGAGCTCGCAAACCTCCTCGTGTGATAGAAACTGGATGGTCATGGGATGCTCCATGCCGCGCGTGGCGGCAGAAGGTGGTTATTCGGTTTTGGTGGGGAACCACTCGTTCTCGTATTCGAACTGGGTGCAGCGCTCGACCTCGATGCTCGGCAGTTGCCGGCGGAAGGTCTCAGTCCCGTAAGGCTTGGCCACGTATTCGGCCGCTTCTTCCATGAACGTTTCTTTGAAGATGCGCAGGAAATGATCGGCGGCCTTTTCGTGATCCTCCTCGCGATAGTTGCCCACGCAGATAGCCCCGCGGCACACGCGCCAAACGATTCGCTTGGGCTGCTCTTCCGCCGCTTTGATCTTGTCTGCGGCCGTGTTGCGGGCGAAGCGAAGCTGATCCAGCGACATCGTGTCGAGCCATTCGACGGTGCCCATTCGCACTGCGTGGCCGTGTTCGCACTTGATTTCAGACATACGAATTCCTCGCCCGCCGTACACCGGCAGGCTGTTGAGTGGTTGGGGTTATTGCTGGATCAGTTCGGCGGGGACTTTCACCGCGGCGCCGCGCTTGGCGAAGACCACGGCGCGTAACACGGCGATGGTTCGGGTTTCGCCGGGCTGGCGATTGAACGGATCGTTTGTCATGTCGGCCAGCCAAGGGTGACGGTGGCCAATATCGACCCAGACGCTGTACTTCGTGATCAGTTGCTCGGCGTCGGGCAGGGCGAAGAGATCCAGCTGGCCCGCGAAGGGCTGCTGATCACCCTCGATCGCGTTGATTGCCCAGTCCAGCGCCGGGCCGGCAAGTTCCTCGGTGCGCACGCTGACCATGTGGCTCATGGCTTCCAGCGCCTGCCAACGCGATAAACCGTCATCAGGTTGTGATGGAGCGGCACCTTGAGCACATGGTCGAAAAACTCACCCTTGCCGGAGATGAAACCAGTTGGCACCTTGGTTCCTCCGGTGCCGAATTCTCGCCAGCATTCTTCGCCGCCGTTCTTGTCCCAGTAGGCGCGCTCGCGTTTTGGAATCTCATCGTAGGTTTTTTCGAACACCGAGATATCCGGAATATCACAGATCCGGCGCCATGCTGGATTGCGCTTGCACCAATCGGCGGCGTGCTGAGCAGCCTGCGCGGCAGAATAAAATTCTTTGGTGATTGGTTCGTTCATCGCCACGGCCCCCTGTAGATCAGGTAGGCCATGTAGAGCGGGGCGAAGATCATGGCTGAACCCTCTTGAACTCGACGACCCAGACCCACGGGTTGGCGTCCCAGTCGCCGCCGGTGGAGTTCCACAGTTCCTTCCAAGCCGCCGGGTACCAGTCTCGGTAATTCGGTGAAACGTCATCGCTTGCCAGCTCCGGCGGACAATGCAGGCCTTCCGCCCGGATATCGGCGCGACTGATGTCCTGCAAACGCTCGACGCGCACGTCGGTGATCTCCAGCAGGATGCGGCTGGCCCAGCGCGGCATGTGGATGCTCGGCTTCCAGACTGGCTGGTCGGCTTCATATGGGGTCAGCCCGTCGGCGGCGTAAACCAGCGTGCCATCGTCGCGCGCCTCGCTGATATCCAAGTCATTCGGTTTGAGGTAAGGGCCGCTCATGACCTCGCTGTGATCGCAGTACCAGGTTTCGCGAACCCACAGCCGTTCGCCGGGCTTACCGAAGGGACATTCCGGATTGAGCTTCGTGACGTCTGGGTTACGGATGAATGGCTGACCTTTGCCGTAGCTGCCAATGTCGGCCGGTGAACGCGGCTGTACCTTCACCGGACGGCGCGTGACTGTCTTCCGTCCATCCAGAATGACGCGCACCATCGGGGCCGAGAACAGGATCGGCCGTTCCTTGATATTGGTCATTGGAGAAGCTCCAGTTCTTTGGGGGATTCGGCCGCGAGCGTCTCTACGGCCAGGGCGTACACGTCCGGGTGCTGCTTGTCGAAGGCCGGCATGTGTTCAGTTTCGATCCAGGTACCGCGAACGGCTCCCTTGGCCAGCCATGCCGGTTTGCTTCCCGGGGCCTGCGTCCATGCGGTAACGCCGATGCCGTGGCTGGCGATCTGTTTGGCGGTGATGAAGCCTTGTCGCCGGAGCTGGGCCAGTACCTTCAGTGCTGACTCTTTCCACGGCGTCAGGCGCACCGGTGCGGGCACGCCGGCGGGCAGGTTCGTCACCAGCACTGGCACCTGGCAACGCTCAGGCGGGTTCCAGTCGAACATGTACCAGTCATAAAAGGGCTTGTGGCCGCTTACCTCCAGCAGAGAATGGTCGAGGCTGAAGGTCATGCAGTTGCCTTGCCGGGTCCAGCTCTGTCTCGGCACCAGCACTCTGACGCCAAGATGTTCCAGCATCTTCACGATGCCTTTGCTGGCATCGGTGATTTTGCTCACGATCACCAGTCGGTAATCTGGCCCGGCGCGCCCATAAAGGTCGTCGCCGCGGCAGGGCAGAATCTGGTCGGCTACCTTGGCGTTCAGCTGCAGCTTCGCTTCGACGCCGATCTGCCGACCGTCTTCGTGCACGACCAGCACGTCGAAGTCGGCCGCCTCGGGGTAGCACGTCCAGCCGGGTAATTCGTTGAACTCCTGGATGAACAGCGCGCAGAGGTCAGCCTCCTTTTCGATTTTCTCGATAGGCATATCTCGTCCTTGCCGCTATAGCGGCTGACTTTGAAGGGGGAGGGAGTTACTGCTGATTGGTGGTGCGGGCGTAAGTGCGCGCGGCGTGCATTTCGGCGTCGGTGGCCTTACGCCCTGACACCCACATGCCGTTTGGGTCCTTCTTGAATGTCCAACCGTAGTGGGCGTTTGCCTCGTCGATCATGATGGCGAACTTGCTGCCGCGGGCCTCGATCATGCCCTTGATCCGCTCGGGCTGGAGCGTATCGATCATGTTCGTGGCGGCAAGCAATTGATCGCGGATCGGTTGAACTACTGGGTGAGTTGCGTTCCAGCGCTCGAAGGCTTCCTGCGTGGTCGCTGCCTCGATCTTCTCGTCGCACTGGTTGCACGCCGCCACACCGCCCGAGGCACCGACATCACGGTGACCTTGCTTGCACGGGCTCATGTGCCAGTCGTCGTCAGCGTCGGGTTCAGACTCAGGGTATTCAGGTCTTGCTGGCGGATACGCCGGCGCCGCCATTGCCTGGTCAATCGCTGCGCGAAGGTTCTCGCTGTAGTTCTCACCGATGACGCGCTCGAACGGCTGATCCATCCACTGGCCGACGACTTCGATGTTGATGCTGCTATCGCCGGCGTCGCCGTTGGGGCTGCTGTTGAAGCGGACGTCCCAACAATTCGAGTCAAGGGCATCCAGGCGATGCTTGTCGCGCTCCAGTTCATCAATCCGCTGATCCGCTGCGTTCAGGCGCAGCTGCAGGGCGTCACGCTCATCTTGCAAGCGTTTGAAGTCCGGCCATTTCACCAACTCATCGTCTTCCGGCTCCCACGCTGGGGAGCACGGGTACAGATAACCGTCGCTGTTCACCCAATACCGGCTGACTTCGCTCATCCTGCAATCTCCATCGATACCAGATCATGGGCATTCACTACCCGCATGCCGAGCTCCTTGCCGATGTGCACTTCGAGGCTGGCGCCGCGGGAGTTCTGCCAGCCGGGCAGGGTGGCCACGGTGTCGCATTCCATCAGCGCTGCGATGTCACGGCGCATGCATTCGCTCCAGGTGCCCGGGTCTCGGTTGAGCTCGGCGGGGTTGATGACGCTGTGCCCGGCGGCGCGCAGGCTGGCGGCCGTGGAATGGAACAGCGGGAAGTTCAGGTCCAGCATGTTGGTCATGGGACCGCTGAGGTAGATGCGCTTCATGCTGCCTCCTGCTGCGGATGTTGTTGGCGTAGCGCCTGCTGCACAGCGAGGATGATTCGCTCGAGGTAGGCGTAGTCGGGGTTGGGCTCAGTGGCATCGCTCGTCATATGCCACCACTCGTCGCCGAACAGCTTGGTCATCAGCTCGCTGTGGACGGCGTGCAAATGTTCAATCGACGACGATTCGCGTAGATCCTCCGCAGAATCGAACAACTCGCGCGCCTCATACGATGTGAGGTCAAAACGACGTCGCTCTTTCAGAACCAACCGCTGCGCTTCGTTGGCGAGAGCATCACCGCTGAATTGCCGTGATCTCAGGGCTTGGTCGAAGTAGCCGATGATGTAGCTGGTGTTCAACTCGCAGAAGAACTGCGCAATGGTGTGGCCGTCCCACATGCCGCCCCAGTAAGCCGTCCAGCTCTTCCCCCAGCAGTTGACGGTGATCTTGCCGCGCTTGGGTGCTACGTCTTCGAGGAACACGGTGATCGGGTCCAGGTTCGACGCGCCGGTGATCACCAGCTTGGTCACAGTCGAGCGTTCAACCTTCAGCGGCTCGGCCGGTTTGTTTTCTGTGGGCATGGGGCGTCCTATGCCGGGGCGTGCCCGGGCGCTGGATAAGTTGGAATTCAAGCGTTTTATTGCCGGTGCAGGAGTCGTGACGGAATGATCTGGCTATCAACAACGCCTGAGCGCTTCAGAATGAAAAAACTGACTGACTTGATGAACCTGATCGCAGCTGCTATCCGACTGATCGACGCGATCATCCGTACGGGCTGGGTGTGATCTGCTTGAGGATGCGTTGGCCGATCCAGCGCACGCAGGGCACGGCCTTGCTGTTGCCGATCGCCTTGTAGCGCGGGCCGTCCGGGCATTCGCTGGCGGGCTTCCCGCGCCACGGGATCAGCGTGTAGTCGTCGGTCATTCCCTGGAGGCGTTCGCACTCTCGCGGGATCAGGCGGCGAACCTTCGAGCCACCGACAAGCATTTCAGCCTCAGTCAGGGGGTTGCTGTTGTTACGCATGTTTCCGGATCGGAGCGTTGGCGACAGCTCAGCAACCATGACGGCGTGCTGGCTGGCTTGATCAAGCGTGTACATCGGGTCGCCTGGTTCTGCGATGCCAAGCCCGTTCTGATCTTTTCCGCGCGTGGCGTTTTGGATTGCAAGCACAGCATTTTCTCCGCCGTTGTTGCGGCCGAGTGTGTGGGCTTGTTCATAGCGGACGTCCGGATCCTGTGTGCCGTGAACTACCAGGTGGCTGTGGCCGTGATTGGCGTCTTGGCCAGAGCAGCCTTGAAGTCGGCCATAACTTGCATCGAGGGTAGCGGCTACGCATGGGACGTCGTCGTAGCTGTAGCCGCCCGACTTGCGTGCTCCGCCGGCGAGAGTTGGCGCGACAACAAAGTGGCCTGCTGCTGCACCATCTGGGCGGCCGCCTGCGCCACCGCTGAATGCATGGCTTGTAAGCGCGCCTGCTACTTCAGGGTGGATAAAGAACGTCTCGCTTTCCATGTCAAGCCGGCTGTCCTTGGCGGTAAGCGTTGCCGACCGCTCGACCGATCCGCCAAGGCTGTGACCGCCGAACGCCGGCACGCCGCAGAACACACCAACCGCTGGGCCTTCGTCACCTTCGCAATTCGGGCAGCCGTAATGCCCTAATGACTCGTCGAAGGTGTATCCACATCCGCACTGGAGCGCAGGGCCGAAAGGAGCTGATCCGGTAACGTCTTGCCCCTCGCCTCGGCGCGGCGCAGTATCCCGGCGCACGCCTTCTCGCTCAAAAAGTACCTCGGTGGGATCGAATCCGTCTCTAGCACTTGCGACAACGAACACACGGCGGCGTCGTTGGGCCAGGCCGAAATATTGGGCGTCCAGGATCCGCCACGCGATTGTTCTTTTGGGTCCATACACACAACCAGCGTCCGGCCATTTCTTCCCTGAAGGCTGCAGTTCGCAGTCTTCCCCAGCAAGCGCGCCAAGAAAGCATCCGAAGGCGTTGCCTTTGTCGCTGAGGACGCCGGGGACGTTTTCCCAGACGATGATGCAGGGCGGCTTTCGCTGGCCTGCTCGAACATAGTCAACTGCATCTGCGAGCTCCACGTATTTGATGGTGAGGGCGCCGCGCGGGTCGGTGAGGCCTTCGCGCATCCCGGCCACGCTGAAGGCCTGGCACGGCGTGCCGCCGACGAGGATGTCCGGCGCGGCGATCTTGCCGGCCAGCACCTGGGCGCCGAGTTTGGTCATGTCGCCGAGGTTCGGCGTATTCGGGTAGTGGTGGGCCAGCACCGCGCTTGGGAACGCTTCTATCTCGGCGAACCAGGTCGCCCGCATGCCGAGCGGCTTCCATGCAAGCGTTGCCGCCTCGATGCCGGAGCAGACCGAGCCGTATTCGATTTCCATAGGGGATCCTCGCCGGCTGGCGTGATTCGTAGAAGTGGGGTATTTGTGTTCGGCCCGGCATGGGGCCGGATCAAGGAGCTGTATGCGCGCGTATTTGGGTTCACACGACAAGCAAGGCGACGAGTGGTTTTTCTTTCTTGAATTCGACGAAAAAGAGCACAAGTTTTACTTGGTGACCGAGACCATCAGTCGATCTGGTGAGTCTGGCGAGGCCCGGGTGGAACTCTCAAAGGCTTCGGGCAAACGTGGTTACGGCAAGGCGATGCAGTTCATCAGGAGCCGCCTTTTCGAAGCTCCGGATGTTCGGCGTGAAGCGCCCTAACTCAGTCATCGCTTCCGACCCGCAACGCTTCGCGGTTGTAGGCGATCTTCAATTTCCGCGACACGTTTTCGGGTATCACGTATTCGTGTCGCGGCGGAGTAAGCAGGGGAAGGGCACCGCCCGGGCCAAGGCCATGCAGGTGGTGAATCATCAGAGTGATCGCCTCTCCCTGTTCCTCGATGCCGCTCCAGGCCATCAGCTCAGCAAGAGCTTGGCGCGTAGCGGGCAGGGTGTGGAACCGAACCTCTACTTCGCCGCGGCTCTTCCTCTTCGCCGCGGCTTTCTCTGACCGTTCCGCGTTGCTCTTGGCCATGGCCTACCTCTTCAATTCCGCTGGCCGGCAAGTCCAGCCAGGTCTGTCTGCGGCGCGTGGCCGCCCGGTTGTTGGTTCGTCTCACGCTGCAACCTTCACCTGATGCCAGGCGCCGGCGGCGTAGAACAGCTTCGCGGCTTGGGCTTCATCCATCGAAACCTCGTCCGGAATGGCGATCCAGCCGGAGGCCACCAGATGGTTCGGGTTCGCGCTGTTGCGCAGCTCCAGGTAGTAATGCTCGATGGCATCGGTCAGACGCTCTACCTTGTAGATACCCTCTGGCGAGATCTCGACCGACTTGATGTACTCGGCGCCGCGCTCGTCGCGGCACATGGCGCCGATGTAGATCGTCCAGCGGTAGGAGAAGTCGAAGATCGCGTTGGCGATCGCCAGACTTCTGATCTGCCGGCAACTCTTCCAGTTCGCCATGATCTGGCTGCCGCTGGGGTCGATGTTCACCACCGCGACGTGATTGGTACGCAGCAGCGCCCGGCAACTGCGTTCGGCCCGGGCGAAACCGTTGTTGGGTTTGCGTTTCGACTTCATAGCGCGTCCGCCATTTTGCGCACGGCCTTTCGGTCGGCGGCCGATATCGGCTTCGGCCGGCGCTTGAGGACCGTTTCAGGGTCTATTTTGTTCGAGCGGGGCGGCGGCAGCGGATTGCGCGGCGGACTTTTCAGTTGGTCGATCCGCCCGCCGGCGGCCAGGTACTGGGCGACTCGTTCAGAGATCGCCTCGGCATCTGGTCGGTGCTGCTCAACGAGGTTGAGGTGGTTGCTGATCATGATTCACCATCAGCGCGAAAGCGCTTTGCGAACAAATGGGTCAAGATCCGATTGATTCAACAACCAGCGCCGGTAATCGCTCGGCAAGTCAGCGAAGGCGGTGCCTTTGTGTTTGCCAAAGCCGATGGCAGTGGGGATGCGCGCATCCTCGGAGATCTGCCACAACTCTTCCCAGTCATTGACCGACCGGCCTAGCTCAGCCGCGAGCTGATCGAGGATCTTCACCAGCAGCAGGCGGCAGTTCTTCACGTCGTCGAGCGCTGCGTGGGCGTTGCGGAGTAGGCCGGTCGCCTCGGTGCGGTAATGCAGGTAGATCATTGCCGATTGCGTGTGACTGCCTGCGTTTGGCCACAGCTTCGAGCTCAGGGCTTGGGTGCAGATGCGTTTCACATCTGGCTCTCCGATCACGCGCCAGTCGTAGTCGACGTTGTGCCCGATCAGATAGACGACGTCTCCCGGTAAAGCAAAATCGGTGTGTGGTGGGCAATCAGCCAATTCCTCGTCAAGGATGTGGCTGGTGGCGAGCGCGCTCAACTCAATCGGCTTGCCCGGCTTGTAGCGATGCAGGAACGAGTCGGTTACAGCGAGACTGCTCAAGTCGTTGAGTTTCAGCCAGGCAGCTTCTACCAGGTGCGGATCGTTCAAGCCGGTTGTTTCGCTGTCGAAAATGTATGCGGTCATGCTGATTGCCTTTGTGGGGAGAGTTCGTTTTTGCGTTTGTCTTTGGCCGTCACGACCTGCTGGACGAGGTCATCGAAGCCGACGGCAATCGCCTTGGCCGCGTTGAATGCCGATTGCAAAGAGGCCATGTCCTTGGCTGAGGCGATATCAGCCAGGGCATCCACCAGCAGCTCTTTGGCGCGCTCTTCAGGGCTGACACCAGAGTTCAGCCAGGCCAGCAACCGCCGGCCGGTATCTGCAGTGATCAGCTCAGGCTCTTCGAAAAGCTTCGTCCGATCCTTGCTTGCCATGGCGGTGTGACCGTCGTGGGTCAGGTCCAGCACCACGGTGAACTCGTAATCGGTGCCGTCGCGCTGCTCGGACTTCATGCCCAGCTTGAGGATCTTTTTCCCTTCGCCCTGTACCGTCTCTGTCTTGCTCCGCATGGTGCAGATGATGTGCAGCGAACTGGTCAGGATCTTGTCGGTCAGCCGGCGGTGACGCGGCGTCGTCTCATTCCACGCTGCCCAGGTATTGCCTTTGAATTTCTGGTGGGCAAGCTTCTCGTTCGCCTCCAGGCATCCGCCGGAGCCGGTCCACTCATGGGAGTAGCTGTCGATGATCAGGACGTTGTAACCTGCCTGTTCTGCGGCGGTGATGGCTTCAACGTAGCGCTCGGGAGAGTAGGGCGCATTCAGTTCGACCGTGTCGAAGTCTGCGATGTCCGCGTACAGCGAGGCGCTGCCATGCTCGGTGTCGATGACTGCGATCCGCCCACCCAGCCCCTGGGCCAGCAGCAAGGCGGAAAAGGTTTTGCCAGATCCAGATGGCCCGGCAAGTGCCAGCCGTAGCTTGGCCTGCTTGCGTTCGGCTTTCTTGAACATCGCGAGTTTCCTCAGTTCGGTTGGTTGTCCCACTGCTTTTCGATGCGGCGGGCTTCGTCTTCGTACTCTTTGCGCTGCTCGCCGCTGAACTGCTCGGGCGAGAAGGCGCCGACCGTCATCCAGTCGAACTGGGCGGCCAAGCGGGGAGAGTTGTTCATGGGGGGGCCTACTGTGTGACGCGATCGGCGAGGGCGCTGAGCAGCATCAGGAAGGTGAAAACGCCGAGGGAAGAGAATGCTCCGCGCCAGATGATCAGGCGGCGCGCCCACTGGCGGCTGGTCACTGGAACACCTTGTAGGTGGTCGATTTTGGAACTTGGCAGGTGCCAGGATCGCTATTGACGACCTTGAGGGTGCCTGCGCCGACCACCAGAACCACGACGAGAATCCAGTAGACGAGATTCATGGCCGAGCCCTCACGGCGATACGTCCGCCTTTCATGGTCACAGACAGTCGCTGCGGGAGGCTGTCGACCAGATCCTCGCGCTTGCGGCCGATCACCTCATTGAAGGGCAGGCCGAAACCGAGGATCGCGATCTTGCGTTCGATATCGGCCAGTTGTTCATCAACAAGCGTTGTCACGATTGGTGTGGTCATGCTGCTGCTCCTTGCGTGACTGAAGCGTTGTAGGAGGCGTAAATCTGGTCAATGCGAGCGCGGTAGTGGCGATGCTCTGCGTCGTCGATGGCACGAAGCATGAACGCCAACGTGATGCAGGAAGTCGCGGCGGCGCTGGCGTTTGGCTGACCGAGGTCGCGAATCATGTTGTTGATCTCGCCCTCGATCCAGGTGATCGCTGTCTGGTGGTCACGCTGCTGGATGTTCATTTCAGCCCCCAGAATTCGCCGTAGGCGACGACAGCGGCTGCGACACGCTTGGCTCTGGCCTTGCGGTCGATTGTCTCCTGTGCTGCGGCCTGAGCCTGCAACTGAGTGCGCTTCAGCGCCGCGGCTTCATAGTCGTGGAAGTCTTCAGGCCTCGGTGCTTTCGGGCGCCCCCAATCGTCGTAGCGCCTGTCCCACTCTCGGGCCTGCGCACTGTCTGCATAGCTGGTTGCCATGGTCGCCTCCGTGGTGGTGTTGATCCAACAAAACTCGAATGCACTCATCCGCTCCGCTGGTTGCCGTTGGGCGCGGAGGGGAGTGCATTCGGGATTGGTCGGGGGAGGAATGCCGGTTACGTCTCCGGCGCGGGCTTTACCGCCGTGGTGCTTGTTGCTGGCTTGATTACGCGCAAGCTACCCCGCGTCGATGCAGATGGCCGGAGCTGATCCCGGCAGGACTATTAGCGGCCTTAGTGACACCGGAGTTTCACCGGGGCGAAGGTTTCAGCCGCTTATTCTTGGACTCGCCGTGGCCATCTGGGCGCTTACTCACTCTACCGGCCACGATTCCCGCGATCCCTCAGGTCTTACACTTGCCCGTCAGCCCGGGCATTCATCTGCTTGTTGCGATGATGCAGGTATCCAGCGTCTGCTGGGTTGGCTTCCGCATCGGGGTGTGATTTGGCAGGGATTCGAACCCAAAAGACTTACGTCGATTTCAGCAGCGCTACTTAGTCGACCGCACCGGCTATACCGGGGCCCCTGATCCGCCGAGGCCAACTTCCAAATCACACCCCGATGCGCTCTCGTAGAGAGGATCGGGCAGTTAACGACAGGCTGTCGTGGCGCTGGTTGTTCAGCAGTCGTATGGAGGCTTTTCGCCGATTCGCTTCAGCTTTTCTTGCTGGAATGCCTCGGCGATATCGAAGGCCTTGGTCACGATCAGCTCGGGGCGGTCATCGTTGGCAGAAATGAGGCCGATCATCGCTGCGATTGCGTAGCTTTCGACTTCTTCATGTTCATTGCGAGTCATCGTGGTTCTCCGGTTGATTTCCCGTCTGGCCCTGTCGCCAAGGCCAGCCAGTGAAATCTGTTTTCCATCCCATGCGCGGCGCCGCGGTTTCCCCACCTGGCCGGCGTCACACATTTCGTGTTCGGTGTTCTTCGCCGGCTGGCTTGCATGGTTTGGCGTCCTCCCATATGGGGAGTCCGGCAGGTTCCAGAGCCTGCATGGGGATCGAAGTTTGTGTTTCGCGCTATGCCCGTTTCCGGGGATCGATCCGCGAAGATTCCTGACTGTTAAAGAGCGGCGGGTCTCTTGAGGCCCTGGCGCCTTCTTGCTTTGGCGTTGAGGCAAATCTACAACTGAAAATTGTAATGTGCAAGCAAGAGTTGTAATTATTTTTGCAGTTGTGCATGGGTCGACTTTCCTGCAGGCGTAAAAAAGCCCGCGCTTGGCGGGCTAATTTGAGATGTGCGGCGTTTAGTCTCTGCGCAGCGTTGCGGATCTTCCGTGCTTCGCTTCGAATTTGTCGACCATGCCTCTGCATGCGCCGCGCACGAAAGTCTTCGTTTGCACGGATGCCAGGGGATCGTCGTAGTCTTTCCAGCACAGGTCGATTGCCAAGCGGTCTCGGTCTTTATCGGTGGCTGGTCCAGAGAGGGCGCCAATCACAAGAAGCAATCCGAACAAAACTAGCGGCACCAATATGAACCACGGCCAGATCGGCTTGCGGGCCGGATTTGCCGGTTCACCGCTAACCGTTCCTGTGAGCAAACTGGTGCCGCAGTGCTTGCACTTGATCGCCTCGGCTTTGATCGTTTCTGCACAATAGGGGCAGGCCTTTACCGCTTCGTCCATGTTGAAGCCTCTGAATTCAATTCGCGCGAGAGTACATCGCCCACCAAAAAACATGCCCAAGAATCGCTATCTGCTGCTCCTGGATCTGCTGGAAGGTGTAGTTCTCGTCCGGGTGTTCGTCGTGGTTGAAGCTGCGCAACTTGATGCCCGTGGGAGTGCGGTAAACCTGCTTCACACGAAGCTGACCGTTATGGTTCACCGCGTACATCTCACCGTCGACGATATCGCCAAGCGAGTTTTTGCCCATATTGACACCAACTGTGGCGCCATCACGCAGCACCGGCATCATGCTGTTGCCGCTCACCATCACGCACTTGGCGTTGCTGAACTGGACGCCGTTATTGCGTAGATCCTTCTTGAAGAAGCGAAGTCTTGCGCTGTCGCTTTCTTCTATCGCGAATCGCCCAGTGCCTGCTGCCAGTTCAACTTCCTTGAGGAAAGGGACGTATACCTCGTCGTCGCCGAGGGGAGTCTCGTCGTCCCACGTTTCGATAGAGCTTAACGAGGTGTCAGCAGTGCGGCTCTGGCTTTCGATCGGGCCTGCCTCACCCATCAAATAGGCAACCGAAACTCCAAGCACTTCGCTAAGCATTTTGATCTTTGGATTTCTCGGAACCGTTCGCCCGGACTCCCAGGCTTGAACAGATTGCGGGCTCACATCGAGCTTGCGTGCCAGCTCGGACTGATTCAGCCCAGCAGCCTCGCGGGCCGCAGCGATTCGGGAAGAGGTAGTAGTCATGGTCGCGAGAATACAACTCGAACTTGTAGCTGGCATTGCAATTCTCACTTGTAGTCGCGGTTTAAAAGCTGTAACTTTGCGTTGTAATTACCAGTTTAACGAGGACGCTATGGAACAGAACGCAGCAGAGCGTGCAGCTAAGGCAGCAGGCGGCCAGTCGGCCCTCGCTCGCGTCCTTGGCTGTACGCCACAAAACGTACAGCGCTGGTGCGCCACCGGACGGGTTCCGGCCGAGCGTGTAATTCCCGTCGAGCAGGCAACTGGCGTTTCACGCCATGACTTGCGCCCCGACCTTTACCCCAACGAATCCAGTAAAGCCGCCTAACCATTTTCCATTCACCAAGGAGCAAGACCCTTATGGCCTACGACGACAGCCGTCACCTGAAGGATCGGGAAATCAAATCCCGCTACGACGATGAGACCTACGAGGCATTGAGGGCTGTGGCACGCCTTCACAAGTTGCAGCCTGCTGTATTCGTGCGCATGTGCGTTGAGGAAAAACTGGAGAGCATCGTCGAGATGGATGCTAACGGCAAACACATGCAGGCCTGAAGGCCCTGAAGGAGGCTATGTGCCTGAAACCACGATCTGCCATGGGATCGATGGGCGCCTCTACGAAAAGCTTGAAAGGTTGGCAAAGGCCGCAGGAATGACGCCTGACGACTATGCCGCAAAGCTTGGGACGGAGCGCTTTTTCGAGAAGACCAGGCCAAAAGGCGCCGGAAAACTCCGGCATCTACCAACAGCAAGACGATCCCAACAAGGTCCCGTAATAGGGACTGAAAAAGGAGGGACTGATGAAGTCCCTGAATAAGAAAAACCAAATCGCAGGCGAAAAAAAACCACCAGGCCCGGTGGTTTCTTCTGCTGCATACATCAAAAGCATCTGTGAGGCCGATTATGCATACCTCTAACCATGATGTACAGGCCCTCAAAAAGCCCGCGACACATTTTTATAATTCCCAAAACGTGTCGCGACACACGATGTCGTCTCGCGAGATCGCGGAGCTGGTCGGCTCGCGCCACGACAAGGTCAAACAATCCATCGAACGACTTTCCGCTCGGACCGACGCGAATGGAAACCCGGTGATTGCTCTTCCCCCAATGGGGGAATACCTCGACAGCCTCGGTCGTAAAGCATCTGAGTACCTTGTCTGCAAGCGCGACAGCTTCGTTGTCGTCGCTCAGCTCAGCCCGGAGTTCACCGCCGCGCTGGTGGATCGCTGGCAGGAACTGGAAGGGCAGATCGCCCAACCTCGCGAACTCTCCCGCATGGATCTCATCCAGCTCGCCTTTGAGGCTGAGCAGCAACGACTGCAGTTGACCATCCAGGTCGAAGCGCAGGCCTCAAAAATCCACTCCATGGAGAACCTGTTCAAGGAAGGAATGACCCACACCCAATTCTGCAAGGGCCTCAATGGGGTCAACGTCATGCAGGTGGGCAAATTCCTCGAAGGCCGCAACTGGCTCTACAACGAGAGCAAATCCGGCTTGCGCTTCCGTGTGGCGTCCTACGCCCGCGACAAGTACATGACCGAGCATCAGCACGAAGTCACTCCCCACGGCAAAGAGCCGTTCGTTTCATTCACGCCAGTTCTGCTCAAGAAGGGCGCTGTGCGCCTGTACGACCTGTACCTGGCCGGCGAGTTGCCAATGAAGAAGACCTGGGACGGGCTGTTCACACATGACAAAGCACTGAGGGCCGCGTAATGGCCACATGGTTGAAGTTGAACGCAGATCTTCTGCACAAGCCGGACTTTGCTGTCCTTTGCTCACGACTGGATCTCAGTGAAGGCGAGGCGCTGATCGCTCTTTTCAAAACGGCTGCGTGGTTTGAAACCCATGGCCACTACGGAAAGGTGCCCGGCACCGTCGGGATGATCGATCAAGTGACCCGCGTGAGTGGTCTTGGCGAACAGCTCGTTGAGGCTGGATGGCTGGAAACGCTCAATGGATCGCTGGTTTTGAAGGGGTTCAGCGCGCCGTGCGCCACTCGGAAAAGCCTCGGCGCCAAGGTGAGGGCCGAGGTTCTTTCCGCTGGAGAGTGCGCGGCGTGTGGATCCCCCGATGAGCTGGTAATCGACCACATCATTCCTGTTGCGCGAGGTGGCTCATGCGAACAATCGAATCTTCAGGCTCTGTGCGCACCGTGCAACAGGCAGAAGGGCAAGAAACTCCCGGAAGAATGGAGGACGAACTGATGGCCAATCCATGGTTCCGGCTTTACTCAGAGTTTGCCACTGACCCCAAAGTCCAGATGATGTCGGAAGCTTATCAGCGCCGATATCTGATGCTGCTCTGCATCAAATGCAGTAACGGCGATGAAACGTTACAGGATGATCAAGTAGCGTTTCAGCTTCGAATCTCCGAAGACGAATGGGCGTCCACCAAGGCTGCATTCATCGAAAAAAATCTCATCAATGACGATGCAGTTCCGCTCGCCTGGAACAAGCGCCAATACGTCTCCGACTCAAGCACGCCAAGGGTTGCAGCGTATCGCGAGAAGAAGAAACGGGAGCGTAACGTTTCAGTAACGCCACCAGATACAGAAACAGAATCAGATACAGAACATAAAAAGCAAGGTTCTGGCGCACCGGCGAAGACTGGCAAGTTCGATCCGCTCACTGCCAAGCCCGAGAACGTCTCGGAAAAGGCTTGGGCCGATTGGTGCCAGCACCGCAAGGAAATCCGCAAGCCGCTGACCGCCAAAAGCTGCGAGCAGCAGGCCAAAGCTTTGCTGGGTCACGCCGCGCCGGATCAGGTGCTCGCCACTTCGATCTCCAACGGCTGGACCGGGATCTTCCCGGACAAGCGTGCCAGCAACGTGCATCCGTTCCCGCAATCCCGTCACACCGGCTTCGCTGAACGCGATTACCAGGCCGGACTGATCCAGCGGGAGGACGGCAGCTATGCGCTCTGAGCCAGTCCAAGCCACTCCAGACCTGCCGCCGGGAACCCGGATCCAGCCGGCCGACTGCGAAACCCATGGCGCCTACGACCAGAAGATATTTGCACTGTTGGGCAAGGAGCTGAAGAGCGGTTGCCCAGAGTGCGGGCGTCTCGCTCGCGAGAAGACCGAGGCCGCTGAGCTGGCGAACAAGGCGATGGAGCTGCGCATGGCCATGGAGCGAAAGCTCGGCGCCGCGCTAATCCCAAAGCGCTTCGCCAGCAAGACGCTCGACGGATACATCGCGACCACCACGGAGCAGCGCAAGGCGCTCAACACGTGCCGCCGCTACGCGGCCGAGTTTCCGCAGATCGCTGCCACGGGGCGCTGCCTGTTGCTGCTTGGCAAGCCTGGCACTGGCAAAACGCACCTTTCCGTAGCGATCGCCAACGAAATCATGGCCAAGTCATCTGCCACGGCGGTGTATCGCACCATCGGCGCCGTGCTGCAGTCGATCCGTGCTTCGTACGACCGCGCCACCGAACAGACTGAAAGTCAGATCCTGTCGAGCCTGATCAGCCCCTCGCTGCTCATCCTGGACGAGATTGGCGTGAGCAAGGAGAAACCGAGCGACTTCGAGCTGACGACGCTGTTCGCGATCATCAACGGCCGGTACGAGGAGATGCGACCGACGATCATCGTTTCAAACTTGAGCGCCAAGGCGCTCCCGGAAGCCATCGGCGATCGCTGCGTGGATCGCTTGCGGGAGGGCGGCGTGATTGTGCTTCCGTTCGAGTGGGAATCTCAGCGCGGAAAGGAGGGCTTCTGACATGACCATCGACAAACAGAAACTCCAGTCCCTGCTGTGGAGCGAGGTCGCCGCCTGGAAAGCTGACTGCGCGGAGTGGAAGCGCAATACCGATGCGCTACAGGAATTCTTGGGGGATAAGACCGTGGAGGAGGTGGCGCTGGAGCTGCTAGCTGAGAACGAGGCGCTGCGTAGAGCTGCGCTGGATGCCCGCGAATTCATTCTGCACGAAGCCGAGGTGCGCGGGCTTCTGGATGAAAACAATGAGGTTTCCTTCAGGCACCCAAGGCGCCAAGCGGCCATCGCATCCATCGACGCCGCCATGAGCAAGGTGGTGCAGCCATGAATCCACTGATCATTCGACAGATGCAACCTTGCCCGGTGAGTTGCGTTTCAACGTGCCTCGCGATGCTTGCCGGTCGACCTGCTGCTGAGGTCATCAATGAGCTGCACAAGTCCTACCGTGAGGGCGACTTGACTATGCGCGAAATGCTCGAATACCTCGGGATCAAATACACGGCGTTTTTCAGTCTTGACAACCCGCCACTGGCGGACGAGGGCGTTTATCTATGCACGGCGCCGTCGCTCAATATCGAGGCTGGCAATCACCAGATCTTGATCGAGGTGACCGACGAGGGGTACTTCGTAATTGACCCGGTTCAAGGCCGCGATGATCGCAAATATTACGTGCCGCGCGGACAGGGCAACGGTGATCCGCTCGCCATCGATCTCGGAGGGTTCGTCGTCGATGCGTTCGTCTCACGCTCCCACCTGGTGGAGAAATACACGAACGCTATGGCGACGGAGGTTGCGGCATGACCGAGTTCGCAATCCGCAGCCAGCGCGATATCAGCCGCCTCATGGGTGTTTTGCACGCCACCGACTTCACCAAACCCAAGATCGTGGTCATCAAGGACGAGAAACGCCCGGACGTCTGCAACCGCAAGATGTGGGCGATGCTCAAGGACGTATCCGAGCAAGTCATCTGGCACGGCAAGAAGCTGACCAGTGAAGACTGGAAGTGCCTCTTCAGCGCCTCGCTGGAGAAGCAGCGCGCCGAGCCTGGCCTCGACGGTGGCTTCGTCGTGATGGCCGTATCGACCCGCAAGCAGTCCCAGAAATGGTTCAGCGATCTGTTCGAGCTGATGCATGCCTTCGGCGCCGAGCATGGCGTGCGCTGGACTGAGCAGGACAAGTGGGGAGGGCGGTATTGATGCGCGTAGCCATCAAGGAATCGAAGGCGCCCAAGCCGAAGAAGTGCCGCGTTGCCTCCTGCGGGGCCTCATTCGTCCCTCAGCGTTTGGGTCAGGCAGTGTGCAGCCCAGCCTGCGCGCTGAAGGACGCACCGCGGAACGAGCAGAAGGCAAAGAAGGCCATCGCCCAGCTCGGTCGCCGCGAGATCAAAGTCCGCAAAGAGAAACTGAAGACCAGGGCTGATCACCTGCGCGAAGCCCAGGCCGCGGTGAACGAGTACGTCCGCCTCCGCGATGCGCACCTTCCGTGCATCAGTTGCGACTCGATGCCGAACGACAGTGACCTGATCACCGGTAGCCGCTGGGACGCCGGCCACTACCGATCCGTTGGAGCCTGTCCGGAGCTGCGCTTCGAGCCGCTGAACATTCACCGCCAGTGCGTGAAGTGCAATCGCAACCTGTCCGGTAATGCGGTCGAGTACCGCATTCGGTTGGTGCAGCGTATCGGCGCCGAAACAGTGGCCTGGCTGGAGGGGCCTCATGAGCCCCGCAAGTACACCGTCGAAGAAATCAAAACCATCAAGGCCGAGTACCGAGCCAAGACTAGAGAGCTGAAAAAAGGGGTAGCCGCATGAAACTGATCGATGCAAGGCAGGTATGGACAGAAGCGCAGCACGAATCAAACGCGTCGATCAGCGCTGCGGCGATTGAACGAGCGGCAACAGCGCCGGTGAAGAGCGGTTCACGCATGCGTCGGCATGAAGCCGTATTCGCCGCGATTGGTGACGACAAGGAAGAACGTATTCAGGTCGTGCGCCAGAAGATCAGCATCAGCGAGACGCGCCGCACACCAGTTGGGCGATCGACTGCTCGGGCTGCGCACCTGGCAACCATCGGCAAAGTGCTACGCGCGATTGATACGCTGCCATTCCAGGTGCAGCAGCTCGGGCACTACATGTATCACCCGTGCATGACGATGGTTCACGTTCTAAACGCCGAGAAACTGATCTGGAATTACGTGGATTTCTCCGCGCTGACAGATGCCAAGGCTGCGAAAGCTCATTGCATGATCACCGTCGCTCTGCAGTCGTACAAAGTTGAGGCTCATGGCGGGGAGCAGTGGGGGCCGGCACGCGTCGCCGAGGGGATGCTCAAACTTTACGGAATACGCATCGAGCCGAAAGTGTGGGACCGTGACTGGAAGGATGTGTGGAATTTCCTGCGTGAAGCTATTTCAGAAGTGGATGTTCAGGCCTTAAAGCCAGTATGGCAGGTCATTTTTGATGAAAATTCTGAAGATGCGGCATAAAGGTGTTGCTATGTTGGGGTTCTTAAGGTAATTTTTCCATAGTGCACAAGTAACGCGAAACGCACACGAAACCATGAACCCGGACAGCGAGCCGGGTTTTTTACTTTCAATGTTTAGTCGCTTATCTGAACCGTGTAGAATCAGCACATAGCTAGGCTAAATGCCTCTGGCGCCCAGTTTCTGGGGATCGAAAGGTTCAAATCCGGCCATGCCGGCTGCTCAAATGGTAATTCTGTTTGTACTGACGGTCTTGATGTACGTCCTTTGCACCACTCCTGAATTGCTGATCGCAACACTTCAATTTGCGAATGAGGGTAGCCTGATGATGAAAGAAACCATGATGCAATATGTAACACCCACCGCTGCAATGATTGCCGCCATTTGGTGTGGATGCATGGCCAACGGTAAGATCCCCGTTTGACACGAGGCGACGCCTCAATCGAAGAGCCCGGCCACAGCGCCGGGTTTTTTATGCCTCGAATTTACCTCTAGTCAGGACAGCCTTCGGGAAGGCCTGGACGTCGATAGCCGGATAGTGCGACGTACGGAATCAACGCCGGCAGCCCGCGCACCCTGACCTCAAACTTGCTTTCGGGGTGGCGCGAGACTGGATCAGCGAGATCGATGCAAAGGGGCGTCGACGTTGAAAAGGTCTTTGGCAGACAGCTGGGAAAGACGAGCGCACCTATTCAGGGCCTCTGCATTCGCGGAGGCTTTTTCGTTTTCGGCTCCCCACACCCATTGCCCCGAGCTGGGAGTGCAGCGGGGCCAATTATTCATGGAGCGACGATGGATCCTACTGACCTCGGCCCAGGCACAGCTACCTGGCTGGGCGGTAGTGCCACGGTGATACTCGGCGGGCTGCTGTGGTTGCGGAAATTCCTCTCGAAGGATGCCGCTGACCGGGCAATGGACAACGCCGATATCGGCACCGTCCGCCGCCTCAATGAACTGCTCGATTCGGAGCGCACCGCCCGAAAGGAAGCGGAGGCCCGCGCCGACCAGTTCGCGAAAGAGCGCAACGACCTGGCCGCATCAGTTGGCCGCATGGAAGGGAAGATTGAAGCGCTGACCAGTCAGGTCGCCCAACTCACGGAGCGAGTGACACTGCAGAGCGACGAGATCACCCGCCTGCGGAACAAGCTCGGAGGTGCTGTGTGATGGACAGATGCGCGATGGAATTCATTGCTCGCCGCTGGTGGCGCCGGGCAGAAGTTTGGGCGATCGCCATTGTGCTGGTCGCCGGCGGCACGGTGCTGGGTTATCAGGCCTGCTACTGGTCGCTTGCCGAGAAGCAGGCGAAGCAGGTCGAGGAGATCCGCAGCGCGTACGCCACCGCCATGAATGAGCGGGACCAGCGCCTGGACGAATTGACCCGGAAGACTGGGACTGCTGCCGAGAAGGCTTCGAAGGCTGCAACCACTGCAACACAGGCGGCGGACAAGGCGCTCGAAGCGGTCGACCGGGTAAGCCAGTAAGTCGCGACACGTTTCGCGAATCAGCAAATTGTGTCGCGTCACCCCATGTTTGCGCCGCGAACGATGAGAGTGGGCTCAATAAATCCGGTGTGAGCATCTGGAGCGTAGAACAGCGAGTGCTTTTGCAGAGCCGCCAGCGTTTCCTGAAGATCCCAAGGGTTGTCTGGGACCTTGATGATTAGGGATATCACTGTTTCGTCATCGTGATCACCTAACACGCGCGTCCAATCGGAAAGCTTGGCTTGTAGGCTGCGGAACGGATCGGTAGGCATGAGCCCTATCTGGTTTATCCAGCAATCCTTACCCAGCACCCAAGCGAAGATGTACTCGTTTCGAGTGATGGGCAGATTGTCTTGCTTGCCCCCGCTGGAAGTAGCCGTGGGGGACTTGGCCATAACTGTCTGGCTGAGTTCGACAGCCTTTTTGTAGGTTTCTACGCCGGTCATCAATGAGCCGTAGCCCGTGCAGGACGCTCCTGCAATGGCAAGGGCAAGCACAGACGCTTTAAAAAATCTTACGATCTTCATATTCCGATCCCTGGTCTTTACGAGTTCTCGATTCTAAGGCCAGCAACTACCAATAGCGAGGCAGCAAAAGTCTCAAGGAATCCCTATGGCGCTGACAGCAAAACAGCAGCGCTTCGTCGACGAGTACCTGATAGATCTGAACGCCACGCAAGCCGCTATCCGCGCGGGGTATAGCGAAAGGACAGCCAGATCCATCAGCAATGAGAACCTGACAAAACCTGACATACAGTCAGCAATTGAAAAGGGGATGAAAGCGAGGTCCAGTCGGGTAGAGATCACTCAGGACATGGTCTTGAAAGAACTGGCGAAGATCGGCTTCAGCGACATCCGTAAGGTCGTGCGCTGGGGTGAGACGCAGGTACGAATGGTCGACGGTGAGGACGACGCGCCAGAGGACATGGTCCCGTACCACGGCCTGGCACTGATCGACTCATCGGAAGTAGATGACGCCACGGCAGCAGCGATTGCCGAAGTGTCCCAGAGCAGGGATGGCCTGAAGGTCAAACTGCACGACAAAAAGGGCGCACTGGTCGATATCGGCCGTCACCTCGGAATGTTTTCACCGCCTGGCCATGCCGACCTCGACACCGAACTCAAGCGCATCGAGGTCGAGAACAAGCGCCTGCTCAACGAGAAGCTGCGCCGCGAACTGGAAGACCCGAATAAGGGCCTGCCCGAGCCAAAGCAAGTAATTATCGGGGTAGAAGATGCAAGCGACCCTGAAGCTGAATAAGCCGCAGTTCGAGTTCATCAGTCACCCCAAGAAGTTTTCAGCGTTCGTCGGCGGCTACCGAAGCGGCAAGACGTTCGTGGGCTGCGTCCGGATGTGCATCAACGCACTGGAACACCCAGGCATTCCGCAGGGCTACTTCGCGCCGACCTATCCGCAGATCGCGGACATTTTCTACGACACCATGCCGGTGGTGGCCGAGGCATTCGGCCTGTTCGCCGACATTGTGCCGAGCAAGAAGCGCGTCTACCTGCGCGATAACCGAGGCCGGTGCCTGTCGACCATCGTCTGCAAGAGCATGGAGCACCCGCACCGCATCGTCGGCTTCAACATCGCCCATGCACTGGTCGACGAGATCGACTGCATGGCGATCAAGAAGGCGGACAGCGCGTGGAAAAAGATCATCGCGCGTATGTCCACGGTGTGGCCGACCCGCGCCATGAACACCATCGACGTCACCACGACGCCGGAGGGCTTCAACTGGGTCTATCGCAAGTTCGTCAAGGAGTTGGCCGCCAACCCGAGCCAGCGCCCGCTGTACGGCATCGTGCATGCCTCCACGCGGCAGAACGCGAAGAACCTGCCGAAGGACTACATCAAGTCGCTGCGAGAGTCGTACCCGGCCAACTTGGTGGACGCCTACATCGACGGCCTGTTCGTCAACCTGACGTCGGGCAGCGTGTATCCGAACTTCTGCCGCAAGCAGAACCACACGGACGCAACGATTCGCCCAGGCGAGCAGTTGCACATCGGCATGGACTTCAACATCAACCGGATGGCTGCGACGGTGCATGTCATTCGTGACGGCCTTCCGCTGTTGCTGGAAGAGGCCACAGGGATCTTCGATACCCCGGCCATGATCGTCGTGCTGAAGAGCCGGTTCGCCGGCCACAGCATCACCGTCTACCCGGACGCCAGCGGCAAGAACCGCAAGAGCGTCAACGGCAGCGAGTCGGATCACAGCCTGCTCCGCGCCGCTGGCTTCATGGTCATGGTGAACCCGTCGAACCCAGCGGTTCGTGATCGGGTGCTGGCGGTGAACGCCATGCTCCTGAACATCGACCAGAAGCGCCGCTACCTGATCAACACCGACAACTGTCCTGTCACCACTCAGGTGCTGGAGCAGCAGGCCTACGACGATAAAGGCGAACCCAACAAAGACGGCACTGAAGACCCGGTCGACGCGGTCGGCTACTTCATTGTCCAGCGCTTCCCGATTGCGGGCAGCTACACACTCGCGAACGTGAGCGACCAATGAGCGCATTCACTTATTTGAAGGACAGCCTGCAGAACCTGGTCGCAGGACTGGGCACTGCGCGCGACAAGGCATCGCACTCGCACTACGCGATTCCCGAGATGGACGACCAGCAACTGCTGAACGCCTTTCGTGGATCGTGGACGGCGCAGAAGGGCGTGAGCATCCCGGCCGTTGATGCGTGCCGCAATTGGCGCAACTGGCAGGCCGACAAGGCTCAGATCGAGCTGATCGAAGCCGAAGAGGATCGCCTCAACGTCAAGGGCAAGATTCTGGAGGCCCTATTGAAGGCCCGTCTGTTCGGCGGCGCTGCGGTGTTCATCGGTACCGGTGAGCGCGACACAGCGTCAGAGCTGAAACCGGATCGGATCGGCAAGGGTGGCATCAAGTACCTGACGGTGATGACTCGCCGCCAACTCAGCGCCACGGAGATCGAGCAGGATCCGCAAAGCCCGCGCTTCGGCAAGCCAAAGGCGTACCGGTTGCCTGGCTCGACGGTGGAGATTCACCCGTCCCGACTGGTGATATTCGTCGGCGTGCCGCATCCAGACTCGGAGCTTGCCGTGGGTACTGGCTTCGGCTGGGGTGACTCTGTGCTGCTATCGGCTATGCCGGCGGTGCGTCACTACGACGAGACGGTCGCCAACGTGGTGAGCCTTGTCTACGAGGCCAAGATCGACGTCATCAACATCCCCAACCTGATGTCGAGCATGCAGGACAAGAACTACGAGCGCTTGCTGCTGGAGCGCTTGCGTCTTGCCGCTACCGCCAAGGGCATCAACGGAACGCTGATCCTCGACGGGCAGGAGACGCACAGCTCTAAGTCTGCGAGTTTCGGCACGTTGCCGGATGTGATCGCCAAGACAGAGCAGGGTGTGGCTGGCGCGTTCGATATCCCCGGAACCCGCATGTTTGGTCAGTCCTCGACCGGGCTTGGCGCGAACGGCGAAGAGAACACCCGCAACTACTACGACAACGTCGCCTCACGCCAGAAGCTGGAGATCAAGCCAGCCATGAGCGTGTTGGATGAGGGCTTGATCCGCTCCGCGCTCGGCATTCGGCCGAAAGAGGTGCACTACACGTGGGCGCCACTCTGGCAGGCCACTGCGAAAGAGCGTGCCGATATCGGCAAAACCACGGCGGACACCATCAAGGCGCTGAAAGACTCCGGGCTGTTCCCTGAGGATGCGCTCTCGACCGCCGCAGTGAACCTTCTGGTCGAGCTGAGCGTAATGCCGGGTCTGGAAGCGGCGATCGAGAAGTTCGGCGCCGAGCTGCCCGATGATGACGATGAGGGCGCTGAACTGCCGGGCTCCGATGCGGATGAGCCGATTGCGAAGAAAGCGATCACTGACGCCGCGCCACGCTCGCTGTATGTGTCCCGCAAGGTCATCAACGGCGCTGAGATCATCGCGTGGGCCAAGTCGCAGGGCTTCGAATCCACCGTCCCAACTGCTGACTTGCACGTCACCGTCGCCTACAGCCGCAACCCGGTCGATTGGATGAAGCTCGGCGTGTCATGGTCGGGCGATGGCAAGGGCCAGCTCAAGATTGCACCAGGTGGTGCAAGGCTGATCGACAAGTTCGGTGAGGGGGCGGTGGTGCTGCTGTTCAACAGCTCCGAACTGGCTTGGCGGCACGTCTCCATCGTTGAGGCAGGCGCCTCTTGGGACTGGCCGGACTATCAGCCCCACATCACCTTCACCTACGAACCCGGCAGCGTCGATATCGACAAGGTCGAGCCATACCGTGGCGCGATTGAGCTGGGTCCAGAGATCTTCGAGGAGCTCGCCCCATGATCTTCACCGACTCTGTGCCAGTCACGGGAGTGCGGCGCACCGAGGACGGCTATCTGGTGGCCGAGGCCCGAGTCGCGCGCACTGGCATCCAGGACTATCTGGGTACCGAGATCGACCCGGACAACGAGCACGGCCTACGGGATAAGCCAATCGTTCGCGTGTACCGACCGGAAAGCGCGGTCTTCCATGCTGACGCGATGCACTCGTACGCATACCGGCCAATGACCAACGGCCACCCGGGCGGCGACGGCGTCAACTCCAAGAACTGGAAAGACGTCGCGATTGGCCAAACCGGTGGCGAGGTCGTTCGGGACGGTCAGTTCGTCAAGGTGCCGCTGGTGCTGATGGATGCCAAGGCGATCGAGGACTACGAGTCAGGCAAGCGCGAGCTGTCCATGGGCTACGGCGCCGAAGTCGTGTTTCAGGATGGCGTTTCCCCCGAGGGCGAGCAATACGACTGCTTCCTCGGCCCTATGAAAATGAATCACCTCAGCCTTGAGCATCGCGCTCGGGGTGGCGAGCACCTTCGCATCGGTGACCAAAAACCACACACCCCCAAAGGAGGCCATGACATGGCTGATTCACTGCGGAAACTCCTTGTCGACGGCATCTCCATTGATGTCACCGAGCAAGGCGCCCAGGCCATCGAGAAGCTGAACACCAAGCTTGCCGATGCTGCCACCGCCACCAAAACGCTGACTGATGCGCACGCTACGGCGATCGCGCTGAAGGATGGCGAACTGGCCAAGAAAGACGCCGAGATCGACGATCTGAAAGCCAAGCTGCTCAGCGATGCCGATATCGACAAGCGAGTCACCGCCCGCGCCGACCTGATCAGCAAGGCCAAGTCGATCGCTGACGCCGACTACACCGGCAAGACCGACGCTGACATCCGCAAGGCTGTCGTGGTCGCCAAGTTGGGTGATGCGGCCGTGGCCGGCAAGGCTGATGCGTACATCGACGCGCGCTTCGAGATCCTGGTCGAGGACGCTGCCAAGAACCCGGCCAATGACCCGTTCCGGCAGCACATGATCCATCAGGACAGTAAGCCAGGCGAAAACCCGGCTGAAGCCGCCCGCGCGAAGATGCTGGCCGACTTCAACTCCACTCAGCCCGCCAAGTAAGGAGCCATCATGGCCGCTTATCAAACGACTTACCCTGATCGTCCAGCCAAGGGCCTTCATGGCGCCTCGGCGAACGAAGAGATCAAGAACGACATCAGCCGCACCATCGAAAACGCTGCCGGTGTTCGCTTCGGCGAGCCAGTCCAGCGCGGTGCCGGTGACCATGGCGTTGTTCCATTCGCGGCTGGCGGCAAGTTCGTCGGCATTGCCAAGCTGACCCCGGCCGTCCCGGCAGTGAAAGCAGGCTCGACTCTGGTCGACGGCTACCCGCAGTACTTCACCGCGTCCATTCGTGAGCGCGGCCAGATGTACGTGACGGTCAGCACGCCGGTGGTCGATGGCGATCCGGTCTACTACGTGACCGCCACCAACACCTACACCAACGCTGCCGGCACCGGCATTGTTGGCCCGATCCCGAGCGCGTTCTTCGACACCACTGGTGCCGCCGGCGACATCGTGGAAATCTCCCTCAAGAACCGGAGCGCATAACATGCGACAAGCATTCGCAGACGCTCAAGCAGCGTTGCCATTCGTTGTAGCCCAGGGCCGCAACATCGAAACCGCGATATATGAAGCTCGCTACCCGGAATACAGCTACCGCGACCTGATGCCTGTCGTCACAGAAGGCAACCAGTGGGCGATCGGCACCCAGTTCTACAGCATGCAACTCGCGGGCGAAGCCAAGTTCCTGTCCGGCGCCGCCAATGACATGCCGTTCAACAACGTTTCGTGGGGCGAAGGCTCGCACGACTACGCCATGATCGGCTCAGGCTGGGAGTGGAATCTGGAAGAGGTCAATCAGGCCGCTCTGTATGGCCGCAACCTGAACGACCTGAAAGCCATGTCGGCAAGTCGCTCCACCGAGCGCCTGCTCTACGACATCGCCACCACCGGTAGCACCGAGAAAAACTGGCGTGGCTTTGTCAACCAGTCCAACGTGCAGACCATCACCGCTGCGGCAACCGGCACTGGCAGCTCTACGCTGTTCGTCGACAAGACCCCGCAACAGGTCCTGAACGACCTCAACACTCTGCTCAAGTTGGTGCCTCAGGCTTCGAACAACGTCGAGCTGGCCGACACCCTGGCCTTGCCTCTGGAGGTGATGGACTACATCTCGACCACCTTCGTCGGCACCGAAGCGAACAGCCCGACCATCCTGGAGCGCTTCCGCACCTCCAACGTGTACACCGCGCGTACCGGTCGCCCGCTGACCATCCTGACGGCCGACTCGCTGTCGACCGCAGGCGCTGGCGGTGGTGGTCGTATCGCCGCGTACCGTCGCGCTCTGGACGTGATCCGCTTCCACCTGCCAATGCCTCGCATGGTGCTGCCGGTTCATCAGAAGACCATCATGGGCTTCGAGACCGGCATCATCGCGCGTACCGGCGGTGTTGAAGTACGCCTGCCAGGCGCCATGGCGTACATGGACGGCGTGTCCGAGCCTGCATAAGGGGGTTGTCATGAAAGTGAAAGTCACTAACAGCGGCACCTGCCCGCGCGGTCTCTGGTCCATGGGCGCGATCAAGATGATCGGCATCGGTGCAAGCCGGGAGCTGACCCTGACCGAGGCAGAGCTCGAGCAGGCCAAGAAAATCGATGTCCTCAGTTTTGAGGCTGTCGAGGCTCCGTCCGGCGACGAAAAGGCTGAACTGCTCGCCAAGCTGAAGGCGCTGGGCATTGATGCCGCTGGCAACAGCAAAGTCGAAACCCTGCGCAAGAAGCTGGAAGAAGCCGAGGCTGCTGCCGCTGCCGAAAAGCAGAAGGTCATCGACGAGCTGAAGGCGCTGAACGTTCAGTTCGACGCCGAAGCAAATCTGGAAGCCCTGCAGGCCGCACTGGCCGCTGCCAAGGCGTAACACCCCGCAAAACCGGAGCGCATGACGCTCCACCTATTCGAGATATCCCGATGCCAGACTTTTACGGAACCGTCGCAGCCGCCGACGCCTATCACGCTGCGCGCGCGAATGCCGCGTGGACCGGCGAAGATGTGGCGAAGCAGGCCGCGCTGCTCCGGGCATCGGTCTACATCGACGGCCGCTATCGGAAGCTGCTGGCTTCCGGTGTGTGGCAGTCATTGTTCCCCGGCGTGAAGACCGAGGGCAGAGGGCAAGCCAGGGAGTGGCCGCGCACCGGTGCCGAGGATTACGAGGGGCATGCAATCCCATCCGACCAAGTGCCGGTTGAGGTTGAGCAGGCAACGTACGAAGCCGCACTGCGTGAACTGGTCGAGCCCGGCAGCCTAAGCCCCGACTTCGTGGCCGCGTCCACAGTGAAGCGCCAGAAGGTAGGCCCGATCGAGGAAGAATTCTCGGTTGCGGCAGGCGAAGATGGCGCGGCGTCGGTCAGGCCGGTGATCAGCATCATCGACGAGATGATCGCTCCTGTGCTGGTGGCCCGCTACACGCTGCCTGCGGTGTTCGTGGTATGACCCCGGCGCAGATCATCCAGGCCATCGAAGGAATGGAGCCCGCGATGCAGCGGGCCTATCTGGCACAGGTCAAGCTGGTGGTGGACGCAGCCACGGTTGCTGAGGTCGAGCGGCTGATAATCGAAGAGGACGAAAACGGGCTGGCAGCGTTACTGAGCCTGGGGGCGCTGGCGGCTTTCCTCGAGCTGGCTCGAAATGTGTACCTCGCAGGCGCCAAGTTCGAGATCAAAGCGATCGTAATCCCCAAGGATCTGGGGCGATTTGAATTCGACGTCCGCAAGCCTGAGCCAGAGCAGTGGCTGGTGGAAAAAGCCGCCGAGATTCGACGCGACGCGGATTTGAATGTGCGCGAGGCGATCCGGGCGGTTATCGGCTCGCGCAGTCGCATTGTCACGCATTCGGTGCAAGTCGAAGTGGGTGCCACGCCAATGACCCGAAGCCCACGCCAGGCGGCGCTCGATTTGCTGGGGCGTGTAAGCGCGCAAACTGGCTCACGCTCAGGTGGCGTGATTGGCCTGCCCGGTAACTACGCGCAGTACGTCCTCAACGCCCGCCAGCAGCTGCTGAGCGGAAGCCCTGATGAGATGCGCAACTATTTGCAGCGCAAGCGCAGGGATCGCCGCTTCGACAGCATCGTTAACCGCGCTATCAATGCGGGCAAGCCAGTTGCCCAGGCTGACGTCGACAAGATCGCCGGTCGCTACGCTGATCGGCTGATGAAGACTTACGCCGATATGCTTTCCAAGGCTGAGGCGCTGGAATCCTTCGGAGCTGGCCGTGACCAGGTGTATGAGCAACTCATTGCCCAAGGTCTTGATCGCGACTCGGTGACGAAAACATGGCGCGATCGGGCCGACAAAAAGGTGCGGCACACGCATTCGGTCATGGGCGGGCAGGAAGTGCAGAAAGATCAGCCATTTCAAAGCCCGAACGGCGCGCTGCTTCGTTACCCCGGCGATTCTGCGCTGGGTGCTGGCTGGAGTGAGCGCGCGAACTGTCGATGCTCGGCGATCTACAAGATAAGGCGGAAGTGATGCCAGACATTTATGACCGCGCCAAGGCTACGGCAACGCGCATGCTCGCGCCGCGCAGCAAGGGCGGCAAGGGGCTGGAATTGGTGCTCCGTCGCGAGACGCTGGGCGAGTATGACCCCGACAACCCGCAGCCACCTGGCGAATTGGTCGTGAATGGCTCCGGTTTCCGCGAGGAGTACGACAACAAGTACATCGACGGAACGCTGATCGTGCGCGGCGACGTGAAGCTACTGGTTTCGCCGGTTCAGTTGTCCGGCGAAGACATGCCCACACCGCAAAGCAACGACAAAATCACATTTGATGACACGGTCTACACGGTGATAGCCGTCACTCCGTGGAACTTCGCCGGTCTGGCGGTCGGCTTCGAGCTGCAGGTGCGCAAGTAATGGCGAATCACATGACAAGCCGCTACGGCGGCCAGCAGGGAAGTTTTGCTGAGAGCCTGGCGCAATTTGCCGAGCAGGCGAAAGACGCAGTCGACGAGGTGTTTCGCGAGGTTGTTATCGAACTTGGCACCTCAGTCATTCGCCTCTCACCAGTCGACACGGGCCGATTCAAAGGCAACTGGCATCTGTCGATCGACAACATCGAAAACGTTACCTTCGACGAGGTTGATCCAACCGGTCAGGACGCGATCGCCTCGCTGGTCGCTTCTGCCAGCGACCTCACGGCAGGGCAGGCGGCCTACATCCTGAACAATCTGCCCTATGCCATTCCGCTCGAATATGGGCACTCAGCCAAGGCCCCGGCCGGCATGGTACAGATAACGCTGGCTCGCTTTCAGCAGATCGTCGAAGAAGCCATCAGGAACAACCAGGTATGAGTCACAACATCATCGCTGCGGCCTTCGAATCGCGCCTGCTGGCTTGGGCCAAGGCTCGCGCCAAGCCGATCAAGGTTGTGGTCGAGAACGAAACCTACACGCCGGCGGCGGGCGAGACGTACCTGCGAGCCTACACGCTGCCGGCGGTCACCGGGAGCAACACGCTCAGCGGCGATCACCGGGTCTACACCGGCGTGTTCCAGGTCAACATCGTGACCGCATCCGGCAAGTACCGCACCGAGGCGAGCGGTATCGTTGATGAGCTGGCCGCGCTTTTCTCGCTTAACTTGCGTATTCCGCGCGCAGGACTTGTCGCACTGGTGATGACGCCAGTAGCGCCCGGGCCGGGAATTCCAGACGGCAACACCTTCACGGTGCCGGCCTCGTTCCAATACCGGTCCGACACCAACTAATCCGCCCGTTGGGCAAACCCAGAACCCGCCACTGAGCGGGTTTTGTCATTTCTGCACAGAGGAAACAAACATGGGCTTTCGACTCCCCAACGGCGCCACGCTTGAGATCGCTTCGACTTACGGCACCCCAATTCCGGTAACGGCGCTGAGCAATGCCAATCCGGCCGTGGCTACTGCCGCAGCGCACGGCCTGGCCGACGGCGACATCATCGCGATTGCTTCCGGCTGGACTCGACTCAATGACCGCGCAGCGCGCGTGGCTGACAGCCTGACCGGCAGCTTCGCACTGGAGAACATCAACACCACCAACGTGCAACCGTACCCGGCTGGTTCCGGTATCGGCTCGGTACGTGAGGTGACCGGTTTTATCGAGATTCCGCAGATCACTGATCTGAATTCCAGCGGCGGCGACCAGCAGTTCCTGACGTTCGGCTTCCTGGCTGACGATGATGATCGCCAAATTCCGACCACGAAAAACCCGATCAGCATGGCTGTCACGGTGGCTGATGATCCGGAGCTTCCTTATGTGGCCGTTGTTGAGGCAGCAGACGAAGACAAGCAGACTCGCGTGCTCCGGCTGAACCTGCCGGGCGGCAGCAGCATCGTCTACAACTGCTACGTCTCGATCACCTCGACACCTACGCTCGGCCGCAACAACTTGATGACCCGAGTCATCACTCTGTCGCTCGCTGGCCGCCCCACCCGTTACGCAGCGGTGGTGTAACCCATGGCCAAGATCAAGATCTCCCAGAACCCGACCTTCAAGGCGAAGGTCGCGATTCCGCGCGTTGGTGCTGAGCCGGTCAGCGTTGAGTTTGAATTCAAGTACATGGACCGTCTGGCCCTGGCCGCGCACTTCGATAAATGGAACACCGCGCGCGACGAGCATGCCAAGAAGGTGCATGAAGACGAACTGAACTGGCAGGAAGCTACCGGCGCCGAGATCGCGCTGCAGGTCGGCCAGCTCAAGGACATCATCGAAGGCTGGGGCTTCGACGAGAAGCTTTCGGATGAGTCTCTGACTGCGCTCGTCACCACCTGCATTGGCGCGCCTCAGGCTGTGCTCTCCGCCTACCAGAGCGCCTACCAACCGGCCCGCTTGGGAAACTGACCGGCGCCGCCCGCGTCCTGTACGAGCAAGGGCCATCAGATGCAGATCTGGCGGCTTTTGGCTTGACCAAAGCGGACATTCCCGACGCTGAATACGAGGTCTGGCCAGACAACTGGCCAGCCTTCCTGCTGTTCGAAGCAATGTCCACGCAGTGGCGTGTCGGCATGGGTGGCGCTACAGGCTTGGACTACAACGCCTTGCCGCCAGTGGCCTCAATGCTGGGCATGAAGCGGCGCGAAATACCTGAAGTCTTCCACGACATTCGCGTTATGGAAGCAGAAGCCATGCTCGTGATGAGCGAATCGAAATAACGGAGCCCGCATGACTTCTATTGCTGAACTCGGCATCAAGGTCGATTCGACCGATGCTGCGCAGGCGAGCTCCGACCTCGACAAGCTCACGGCGGCAGGCGCACGGGCTGAGAAGGCGGCCGAGGGTGTAGCCAAGGGCGCAGATAAGGCTTCGGCCTCGATCAAGAAGCAGAAGGACGAGCTGAGCGACCTTCTCGGCGAGATCGATCCGACAGTGAAAGCCCTCGGCCGGCTGGATGAGCTCGAGAGCAAGCTGGCGAAACAGAAGAAGCTCGGCGCGCTAGATGCGTCGACCTTTAGCGAGTACCAGTCGAAAATCGACCAGTCCCGGGCTAACCTGACGCGCTTCGACGACTCGCTGACCCGTACTGGTAACACCGCGAAGCAGACGGCTGCCGCACTGCGCGGCGTGCCTGCACAATTCACCGATATCGTCGTGTCGCTGCAAGGTGGCCAGGCCCCGCTGACTGTTCTGCTCCAGCAAGGCGGCCAGCTCAAAGATATGTTTGGCGGTATTGGACCGGCAGCGAAAGCGCTGGGCGGCTACGTACTCGGCTTGGTCAACCCGTTCACTGTTGCTGCGGCGGCGGTCGGTGCGCTGACGCTGGCTTATTACAAGGGCAGCCAGGAGGCTGACGAGTACAACAAGGCAATCATCTTCACCGGAAATTCCGCCGGCACAAGCGCTACTCAGCTGGCGTCCATGGCGCAGCAGGTGAGCGCTACGGTCGGCACTACCGGTGCTGCTGCCGAGGTGCTGGCAAAGCTGGCGGGCAACGGCAAGATCGCAAGCGGCAGTTTCGAGGAGATCACCGAAGCCGCCCTGCAGATGGAAAAGGCCACTGGCAAGTCCATCGACGAGACGATTGCCGAGTTCGCGAAGATCGCCAAGGACCCGGTCGCAGCAGCCAAGGAGCTCAACGACCAATACAACTTCCTTACTGCTTCGGTCTATTCCCAGATCGTGGCGCTGAAAGAGCAGGGCGACACCATCGGGGCGGCCAAGCTGCTGACCGACACCTATGCCGATACGATCAAAAACCGCACCGGCGAGGTGACGGCGAATCTCGGCCTTATCGAGAGCGCTTGGCAAAAGATCAAATCAGCAGCTGCTGGCGCACTTGATGCAACGCTGGATGTTGGTCGCACCCAGTCGATCGACTCGCAAATTGCCAATTACCAGAAAATCCTTGATGGGCGAAAGTCCGGCGGACTTCTATCTTCGTTTTTCGGTGACGAGCTAGGTGCAAACAGCCAGTCAACGAAGTTCCTGGAGCAGCAGATCGTTCTGCTGCAGAAGCGGAAGGACGAGATTACCGCCAGCGCAAAGTCTGATGCGGATCGGGCAAAAACAGAGCGCGATGGCATCGACGCAAGCCTTCGACTTAAGGCGATCAGCGATTCCAACCTCACCAACGAGGAAAAGCGCAACAAGCTGATCAAGGAGTACAAGCGGGACGTCGAGGCATTGCGCAAGGCGAACCCGAACGATCCACTGGTGCAGGAAGCGGTCGTCACAAAGACGATCCAGAACATCAAGGATAAGAACAAGGATCCGAAGGCAGCGACCTCGACGGTCAATCTGACCGAGTTCAACGACTCGAAAAACCAGCTGTCGCTGATTCTCGGCGAATACAAAAACGCCCAGAAGGAACTGGAAGCGGCGCAGAAGGCCGGGCTGGTCACTCAGGAAGATTACCTGCTCAAGCGCCAGGCATTGATCGGCAATGAGCGCGACGAGGTTACCGCCGCGTATCAGGCCGAGATCAGCTCGCTGGAGGCTGCAAAAGGCAAGGCCAGCACGTCGGCCGCGCAACGCATTCAGCTCGACCAGAAGATCGCTGACGCCCGGGCCAACATGGTCAAGGCTCAGAAGGAAGCCGACAGCGAGCTCGAAGTCATCGCGACGAACGAGCAGGGCAGGCTCGCCAAGCAGGCTCAGGCGATCAAGGTCTACACCGATGCTCTGGACCAGCAGAACGTCGCGCTGCGGCGCGCTGGCGGTCGTGCAGCGGATGGCGTGGGCCGTGGCGACCGTGAGAACGCCATCAATGGCGAGCTGAACGGAATTGCCGATCGCGCCAACCAGCAGCGCCTGGATCTGGCGCGCGACCGGGCCGACAAGGCGCGCAACATGAGCGCCGAGGAGTACCAGGCCAAGCTGGACGCGATCAACAGAAGCGAGGAGGACCTGAGCGAAACAGTGCTCAGCAACTACGAGCAGATGTCGGCCGCGCAGAGCGATTGGCGCAACGGGGCAGCGTCGGCGTTCAGCAACTATCTGGAGAGCGCGCGCAACATCGCCGGCCAGACTCGCGACCTGTTCAGCAATGCCTTCAGCTCGATGGAAGACGCAGTCGTCAACTTCGCCATGACCGGGAAACTGTCGTTTGCTGATTTCACCAAGTCGATTCTGGCAGACATGGCGCGCATCGCCACGCGTCAGGCGAGTTCGGCGCTGCTGAGTAGCCTTGTCGGTGCTGCCACGAGTTATTTCACCGGCGGCGGCAATGGGTTGGCGGCAGGATCTGCTGGTGCGACGTCCTCTAACCTTGGGGCTTCACAGGCTGGTTACTCGTCCGCCTATCTTCAGGCTGACGGCGGCGCCTGGGCTAACGGAGTGCAGATGTTCGCCAATGGCGCGGCGTTCACCAACTCCGTGGTGAGCAAGCCAACAGCGTTCGGGATGGCTGACGGTGACGTTGGAATCATGGGTGAGGCAGGGCCAGAGGCAATCATGCCTTTGACCCGCACCGCCGGCGGTCAACTGGGCGTTCGTGCAATCAGCGGCGGCGGGAGTGGGGGCGGCAGCGTCTACAACTTCCCCGTCGCAGTGTCGGTACAAACCCAAGGCGCTGGCGGCGCGGCCAGCGCAGAAGACACGACGCAGCTTGGCAAAGGCATTCAGCAGGCGGCGAAAGCCGAAGCTGAAACCGCGATCGCCCGAGCGCTGCAACCCGGCGGATCAATCTGGAAACTCACGAACGGGAGGGGCTGATGGCCATCGAGAAGTTCATCTGGCCGACCCAGCACGGTGACGCGCCCGAAATCTTGTATCGGGTGCGCACCGCGCAGTTCGGCGACGGCTACAAACAGGAAGTTGGCGATGGACCGAACAACAAGGAGGACGCGTACCCGATCACCTACAGCGGCCCTCAAGCCAAGATGCTGGAGATCATGGCGTTCCTTGATCGGCACGCCGGCGCGAAAGCCTTCCTTTGGACTACGCCATTGGGCCAGCTTGGCCTGTTCACCTGCAAGAACCCCGTGCCCACTCCGGTGGGCGGCGGCGTTTTCAAACTCACCGCCACGTTCGAGCGTGCATTCCATCCATAAGGGGCAACCATGCCGCTGATCAGTGACATCCAGGTGCTTGAGCCTGGCAGCGAAGTGCTGCTCTTTGAATTGGACGGCACGGACTATGGCGCGGACGTTCTGCGCTTCCACGGACACGCTATCCCGCACACGGCGGCCGAGCTGATCGCCGCCGGCGACAATGCAGATCAGCTGCCGGCGAAGGCGATCTACTGGCAGGGCAATGAGTACAGCGCCTGGCCGATGCAGATCGACGGCATCGAGGCGAACGGCGACGGCACGGCGGTCCGGCCGACATTGTCGGTGGGCAACGTCAACGGGCGCATCACCGCGCTCTGTCTGGCGTTCGAGGATCTGCTCGAGTTCAAGCTGACAATGCGTCATACGCTGGGCACCTACCTCGACGCGGCGAACTTCCCGGCCGGCAACCCAACGGCAGACCCCACCCAAGAAACGATCGAGGTCTGGTACATCGACCAGAAAACGAACGAGGACGGGGAAACGGTCAGTTGGGAGCTCGCCAGCCCGGGCGACGTCGGCAACGAATCGATCGGACGGCAGGCCACAACCCTTTGCCATTGGTGTCTCACCGGCGGCTATCGTGGGCCGAACTGCGGATATACAGGGCCTTACGTCACGAAGGATGGTGTCGTTACTGATAACCCGGAGCTGGACGAGTGCGACGCCACGCTGGGCAAGGGTTGCATCCCGCGCTTCGGCGAGGGCAACCCGCTGCCGTTCGGTGGCTTCCCGGCCGTTTCTCTGATCGCACGGAGCTGATATGCGTAAACACATTTTGAACGCGATCCAGGCTCACGCGGCGGCCGAGTACCCGAAAGAGTGCTGCGGTCTTTTGTTGGCGGTGGGTCGAAAGCAACAGTATTACCCGTGCCGCAACTTTTCTACCGAACCGAGCGAGGAGTTCCGGATCAATCCCGAGGAATACGCGGCGGCGGAAGACGTCGGCGAAGTGATTGGCGTGGTGCATTCACATCCGGATGCCACCAGCCGGCCTTCACCGCGCGACCTGGCCATGTGCGAAGCGACCGCGTTGCCCTGGCACATCCTGAGCTGGCCCGAGGGCGACCTGCGCACCGTCATGCCTTCTGGTGAAGTACCGCTGCTCAAGCGACCATTCGTGCACGGTGCCTGGGACTGCTGGCAGGTCTGCGCCGATTGGTACAAGCGCGAGTGGGGACTGGAGTTCGAAGCCTTCAAGCGTGCTGACGGCTGGTGGGAAAGCAAGGACAACACCAGCCTGTACGAGGCGAACTACGAGGCCGCCGGCTTCTACCGAGTCGACCAGCCTCAGCGCGGCGACATGATCGTGATGGAGGTGGGCCGCACAGTTTACCCGAACCACGCCGGGATATTCCTCGGCCCCGATCCGGCGTTGCCAGGAGAGGATGCTGCGACGTTTGGCCCCGGCCCGTTCCTGCTGCACCACCTGTACGGCAGGCCGTCGGAGATCATCGTTTTCGGTGGGCCGTGGCTCGAACGTACGCGGCTCATTCTTAGGCATGTCGAGAAAATTGAAAATTAAAGCCATTGGCTCTTGTCCATGATGAAGTAGTACCGTTAGAACACAAGTACGCATGAAGGGCATTAACGTCAGGAGGGAAAGCTGGTATGGCGGAAAAAATGAGGAAAGGAATTCGGTACCGAATCGATCATCCAATGTTTGATCAGCATTGGCTTATTGACAATGAGCTTTACCCAAAGGGATCGGGATTCATCGGGCGAAACGGGATGGGATTTTATGACTCGGGCACGCTTCACTTCAGTGGTAATGCGCTGCCAAGACATTTACATCAAAAAATAGCAGTGAGAGGTCTTATCGTTACATTCCCTGACGGACAAGAGTTTTCCATTTATGAGGAAGGACAAGAGCCGCCATCTGGGAAGGTTGGGCGAGAAAGAGTTTTGTCTGAAATGCTGAGTAGAAGAGATGCCAGCATCAATGAGCTGCTGCAATTGTTCGAAAATGCCATTGGCTCTAATTTCAATGCTAGGTCTAAAGAGCTTATTGTTGGGCTCGTCCACCAGTTTGAACGTAGATCTGACGCTGAGCGCGCGTCGCCTAGAATTGATGGCATCTGCATTGGATTACAAATGGCTGGGCTAATTTCACCAGACCAGTTGACAGATTTTCGCAACCGCCTAAAGGAGCTCATGCGCCATGGCGAGGAGTTGTCGCGACTGAAACTTCCTTTCGGTAGAGGTTAAATGCAGACGGAAGCTGAAGTATGAGGTTTTTAATAGGTGCAATAGCCGCGCTGGTTTTGGCCGGTTGCGCGGCATCACCCACATCGTGGAGCGAGGCTAAGCAGGCCCCGACAATTCAGCTATTGGCGTACCAAGCTAAGCCAGCCGGAGCATACGGGACGCTATAAGTAATCCGTGACTCCGGGCATACCGGCAGCTTTTGCTCAATGGCGGTTTTTATCTATGGCAAACAAGCCGCCAAGCTCGATCCCGGGCAGAAGGCATCGTTCTATCTTCCGCCTGATTCAGTTTCAGTCGGCGCCGCGTATACCGGCTCTGGCATTTGCTCCATGGGTGCTGACCGAGTGGAGCGGGAAGCGATCGTGAAAGACGGCGCAATTAAAAAGTACCGCGTATTTACTGGTGGTGATGGGCAGATTGACATACTTCCCACGACCCTATGACCAAGCCGCCTCCGGGCGGTTTTTTTTATGTTCGGAGAAAAAGCCTTGGCAGCCACGCTCAGTAATAACCCAGCCATGACCACAATTCTTCTGTCTGGCCCGCTCATCAAGCTGTTCGGCCGTATTCACTATCGTGAGCTTGGCAGCAGATCTGTGGGCGAGGCCTTCAAGGCGCTCAAGTGCACACTGGAAGGATTTGAGGCGGCGATCAAAGACCTTGAACGAAAGGGGATGCGTTTCGCGATTTTCAGGAATAGGAAAAACGTATCTGAAAAAGATTTCGGCCTCGGTGGAACCCAGGAGATTCGCATCGTCCCAATCATTTCTGGCAGCAAGCGGGCAGGCCTTCTTCAAACAATTATTGGTGCGGTTCTGGTAGTTGCCGGCTCGTACTTTGGCCAGCCCTGGGCCGTGCAATTGGGCGCTGGACTGGTAGCTGGTGGCGTCATCCAGATGCTCAGCCCTCAAGCCAAGGGTTTAAAGCAGAGCGCCTCCCCCGAAAACGCATCGTCCTACGCCTTCGGCAGCGCCAAGAACACCACGGCCAGCGGCAACCCTGTACCGATTTGCATCGGCGAGCGCCAGTGGGGCGGGATGATCATATCTGCATCGATTTACGCTGAAGATAAGACATGACATGCTCAACCCTCAGTGTCTAGGGGCGAATAGGTCTATGGAAAGCATATCTTTTGCGATGGTTCGGCAATGGGGAGCAAGCGGAGGTAATAGGTATCCAAAGTCCATTAGCCAAATGTGTCCCTTTTGTGGGGATTTGGTAACTTATACCACTGCCACGTCACATCATGACTCTGCAACTGGCAGCATTGGGTTGCGTGCGTCGTGTCCGTCTTGCAGTGAGTTCGTCTCTTTTTGGGCTGTCAGGTCTTCGGCATCTGAAATAAACGATGGCAACCCCGCTGAAGTGTTTATGTACCCAAGGTCGCGACCTTCGTTGCTTGTTACCGACTTTCCCGAGTCCGTGCCTGTTGCGATAAGGAAATCGTTTGAGTCTACATCCACGTCATTTATGACAAAAAACTATCCAGCTACAGCTGTTATGGCCCGTAGAACTTTAGAGGGCATATTTAAATATCTGCTTCCCGAAGAGAATAGAAAGGGAACCTTGGCGGCGCTTATAAAACAAGCGATGGAACAACATAATTTGGCGGCTCCTCTGGCCACCTTGGCACATGCTATTCGTGACGGTGGCAATCTTGGTGCTCACTTTGACGAAGAAAATGAACCAACGGAATTGATGGCTCAGCAAATGGTTGAGCTGCTGAAGTATCTGATTTCTTATCTGTATGTGCTTCCAAGTCAGATCAAGGAATTAGAGGACTCGCTCGCGAAGGAACCACCGAATTAGATCTAATTTTTGTTACAAACCGCCCGCAAGGCGGTTTTTTTATGCCTGGAGGAAAGCATGGGCGCAGCGGAACAGATCGAGATCTACGGCGAGAAGGGCGGCAGCAGCAAGCCGAAATCGCCGGTCGAAGCCAGCGATAGCCTGCGCTCGACCAACCTTGCGAAACTGCTGATCGCCGTGGGCGAGGGCGAGTTCGACAGCGTCCCGACCGATTACGACATCTATCTGGACAACACGCCGATCCGTGATGCCAGCGGCAACTACAACTTCCCGAACGTGAAGTGGGACTGGCGTCCGGGCTCAGTGGATCAGGCTTACATCCCGGGCATCCCGTCCGTAGAGAACGAGACGTCGCTGAACATTGAACTGCGCAGCGATGCGCCGTGGGTGCGCTCGATCAGCAATACCCAGTTGTCGGCGGTGCGCATGCGCCTGGCGTGGCCTGCGCTGCAACGGTCGGACGATGAAGGTAATGTCGGCGGTTATCGGATCGAGTATGCCATCGATGTTGCCACCGACGGCGGCGCCTATCAGCAGGTGCTGGTGGACGCTGTTGACGGCAAAACCACCACGCGCTACGAGCGTTCGCGCCGTATCGACCTGCCGACCGCCACCACGGGTTGGCAGATCCGAGTGCGCCGCCTGACACCGAACCAGAACAGCAACAAGGTCGCCGACACTATGCTGGTGGCCGGGTATACCGAAGTCATCGACGCCAAGCTGCGGTACCCAAACACCGCGCTCCTCTACATCGAGTTCGACGCCGAGCAGTTCACCAACATCCCGGCCGTGACAGTGAAGTGCAAGGCACGGCGCTGGATGGTGCCTAGCAACTACGACCCGATTCAGCGCACCTACACCGGGACATGGGATGGCTCAATGAAGTCGGCCTGGACCAACAACCCGGCGTGGATCACATACGGCATTTGCACCGAGGAGCGTTTCGGCCTGGGCAAGCGCATCAAGCCGTTCATGGTCGACAAGTGGGAGCTGTACCGCATTGCCCAGTATTGCGACCAGCTGGTGCCGAACGGCCTCGGCGGTCAGGAGCCGCGCTTTCTCTGCGACATGAACCTGCAGGGCAAGGCTGATGCCTGGTCGCTGCTGCGCGATATCTCAGCGATTTACCGGGGCATGACGTACTGGGCGCAGGGCCAGCTGGTGATGCAGGCTGACATGCCGCGCGCGCAAGACTTCGACTACGTCTTCACCCGGGCCAACGTGATCGAAGGCAAATTTTCGTACGGCAGCGCCTCGGCGAAAACCCGGTACACCCGAGCGCTGGTCAGCTACGACAACCCGGCGAACAACTACGACACCGACGTCATTCCGTTTGCGGATCTGGATCTGCAGCGCCGCTATGGCGACCGGCCGACGGAGCTGAGTGCCATTGGTTGCACCCGCGCCTCCGAGGCCCAGCGCCGCGGCAAGTGGGCGATCTTGAGCAACAATCAAGACCGCACCGTGTCGTTCAAGACCGGCATGGAGGGCGTGATTCCGTTGCCGGGCCACATCATCCCGGTGGCGGATTCGTTGCTGGCCGGGCGGGAAGTCGGCGGGCGGATCTCGTCAGCGGCTGGCCGGGTGGTGACGCTCGATCGCGATACCCAGGCCAAGGTGGGTGATCGTTTGATCATCAACCTGCCGGGCGGCCGCGCTGAAGGGCGCACCGTGCAGAGCGTCAACGGCCGCTCGGTAACGGTGACTGTCGCTTACAGCGAGCCACCAGTCGCGCAACTGCAATGGGCGCTGGACGCTGATGACCTGGCAATTCCGCTATACCGCGTGCTGCGTACCAAGCGCACCACCGAGGGCGACTTCGAAATCAGTGCGCTGCAGTTCGAGCCGAGCAAGTTCGCGCACATCGACACCGGCGCGCGCCTGGAAGAGCGACCGATCAGCGTGATTCCGATCACCGTCGTACCGGCGCCGGCGAGCGTGAGCCTCACATCGACGTCGTCGGTGGTGCAGGGGCTGGCGGTGGCCACGATGACCATCAGTTGGCCCGCCGTTGATGGCGCAGTCGGCTATGACGTGGAATGGCGCAAGGACAGCGGCAACTGGATCAAGCTGCAGCGCACCGGTATGACCAACGTGGATGTGGTCGGCATCTACGCCGGCGCCTATGTGGCCCGGGTCCGCGCGGTGAGTGCTTTCGACATCTCGTCGCAGTGGCGCAACTCGATCCTGACCAACCTGAAGGGTAAGCAGGGCTTGCCGCCGGCGCTCAGCTATTTGACGGCCACGCCGCTGCTGTTCGGCATCTATCTGAAATGGGGCTTCCCTGCTGGTGCTGAGGATAGCCAGCGGACTGAAATCTGGTATGGACCCACGACGCAGCTTGATGCGGCCACGAAGCTGACAGACCTGGCCTATCCGCAGAGTGACTTCTCCATGCTCGGCCTGCGCGCTGGCGTGACGTTCTACTTTTGGGGACGGATCGTCGACAAAATCGGCAACATCGGGCCGTGGTATCCGATCGGCACGGGTGTGCAGGGGCAGTCGAGCGCGGACGCGGCGGCAATTCTGGAGATGATCGCCGGCGAGATCGGCCGCACTGAACTGGGCCAAGACCTTCTTGACGAAATCGACAAGATCCCCGGCCTTCAGGCTCAGATCGATGCGCTCGATGGATTGAAGGGTTACAACCCGGACGATACCTACGAAGAGTACGACCTGGTGGTGCAGGGCAAACGGATCTATCAAGCCACCGGCCCGGTCCCAGCGAACACCCCGCCACCCAATTCGCTCTATTGGCTCGACGTGGGCCAAACCGTGGAAACCGCCAACGGACTTGCCCAGCAGGTCGCGACCAACACCGCTGAGATCACTGAACTCGATGGCGTGGTCACGGCGCAGGCAACGGCCTTCGAAGCCCTGCGTGCCTCCTATCGAGACGATGATGGCGCTGGTGATCTTGCAGACGCGATCAAAAGCTATACCAGCACTGCGTCGCTCGCATCGGAATCGAAGGTTCGCGCCTCCGAGAACGAGGCAATGGCAAGGCGCGTAACGACCTTCGATGCAAAAATCGCAGAGAACGCGGCGAACATCACTGAGCTTGAAGAGGTCGTTGCCACGAACGAATCGGCGACTGCGACGAAGATTGACCAGTTGAATGTTTCCGTCGGGCAAAACTCAGCTGCGATTCAGCAGACATCCACAGCCTACGCGGACACGGCCGGCAAGCTGAACACGATGTGGTCGGTGAAGATGCAGGTCAACGCCCAAGGGCAATACGTTGCTGCCGGTATCGGACTGGGTATCGAGAACACGGCGGCCGGACTGCAAAGCCAGTTTTTGGTCAGCGCCGATCGCTTCGCCATCGTCAACGGGATCAACGGCAACTTGTCCGTGCCGTTTGCGGTTCAGGGCGGTCAGGCGTTTTTGCAATCCGCCTTCATTCTCGACGGCACCATCACTAACGCCAAGATCGGCAGCTACATCAGCTCAACCAACTACATCGCCGGCCAGCAAGGCTGGATTCTCAATAAAGACGGAACGCTTGAGATCAATGGCATTGTCCCTGGACAGGGGCGATTGGTGATCAATTCGTTGAACGTCTCGGTTTATGACGCCAACAACGTACTGCGCGTTCGTCTCGGCTATTTGGGGTGATCAATGGCACATGGAATGCGGATTTGGGGCGCCGACGGTGCTCTCCAGGTCGATGAGAACTCTTTCACCATCCGCGTGGTGCTTTCGACGCTGGTGACCTTCAGTAACGCGGCGAAGACCAACCAGGACTTTCCGGTCCCCGGTGTTGGGCCAGCTAACGGTTGTGCGATTGTCGTGCCCATCGGCACGTACACCAGCCAACAACAGCAGTTCGAGACTGAGCTCGTCGACAATGTGGCAAGGGTCTACAACCACACACGGGGGTACGCCAGTACGATCGCTTCAGGGACGATGAGACTGATCGTGATGAGGTTCAACTGATGGCGGGATACGGCCTTCAATTCACAAACAACAGCAACGTGGTGACCATCGATTCGGAGTTTGCCCGGTTGATGGTCATTGCCAGTGGAAGATATGCGCCGACTGAAGAAGGCGGCATGGGATCAACAACTTACTTCGCGAGACCAGTGACATCCCAAGAGCCGCCGTTGGTGTTTGTCCGGCCTGACAACAGCGCTTTGATTGCAGGTCTGAGCAATATGCGGTTGATAGGATCAGCCGGAAACTGGACCGGGTTCTATGTTCGGACTTACAGCAGCGCAACTGCTCAGCCGAATGGGCGCTATTTTGTGGGAGCGTTCGCGGCGCAAGCTGTTGCCCAATACGGCATGCGGCTTTGGGACGGGACCGGAAAAATGCTGTTCGACTCCGGAACGCCCAACGCCACATTTACGCGGTCTTTCCAGAGCTGGACATACGTTAAATCGGATCAGGACGACCAGGGTCTGTACCGAAATTATTATTCTGTGCCGTTCAGCTTTCCCCAAAACGAATTCATGCTCATCAATAACTTCGGAATGACCATGGTTTCTGGCGGGCCGATCCCAAGGCAGCTGTATTGCACATGGGATTTCTCTGGAAACACGCTCTACGCGGTAACGATTGCAGCCAACAATCCATTCGCCTTTTTCCTGCCTGCAGTCTTCGCGAAGCAGGCGGTCTAACCCAATCAATAGGAACACGCCATGCCTTGGTACAAAACCGGGACGGTTTCTGTCACCCAAAATTCCAACGCGGTGATAGGAGCGGGCACCGCTTTCATTGCCAACAGCCGGGTCGGCGACGGCTTCCGCGGGCCAGATGGCCGCTGGTACGAGGTGACGAACATCGCCAGCAATACCGCGCTGTCGATTTCTCCGAACTACGAAGGTCCAACAGCGGCCGGCGGCTTCTATTCGATCATGCCGGTACAGGGCTATCAGAAGGATCTGTCCGATCAGGTGCGCGCCATCCTCAATGACTACGGCGATAAGCTGGCGGCACTCGGCACAACCGGCAATTACGAAGTTCTGCCGCCGGACAAGGGAGGCACGGGGATCACGGATCTTTCCGTTTTCATTCAAGGACTTCTCAATGACGTCGATGCGCCGACGGCACGCGCAACGCTGGTCGCAGCAAAGTCAGGCGTTAACGCCGATATCACAGAGCTGTCTGCGCTGACGAAGCCGATCACCTCGCAGCAGGGAGGGGTTGCGGAAAGCTACATTGAAGGTTTGTTGCCGGTCTGGTATTCCGCAAACTCCATCGGGATAGATACGGGCGCTGCATATGTTCCAGGCGCAAGTAAGTCTCTCAAAGTATCGTCGCCAATAGTGAAAACTGGTCTAGCCCCCGCTACGAATACTTGGTACTACATATATCTTTTCGATAACTTTGGCACGCCCGATATTAATTTTTCAAATACACCGCCTGCCGCGCCTTATTTTGGGGCAGCAAGAACGAAAACCGGTGACAGCTCAATGCGCTTTATCGCCGCGCTCAGAGTTGGGCCCGCAGGGTTCAGGCCTTTTTTAATTGTTGAGGGCATGATTGCTTACGCCGACACATCGTTGCTCTATTCATCATTGAGCAACGGAACGGCCACAGTTTCTACTGCAGTAGACATGTCGCCAGTGGTTCCTCCTACGACCCGTTCATGCCGTCTTGCGGTTTATGGTCCCGGGGCCGGTGGGACCCTGAGCGTTGGATTGGGCGCTACCACTCACCTAAGTTGTGCTGCCGGGAATAGATACGTTGCTACTGCCTTTACAGACTCTACCCAAAAAATGGCTTACAGCCATAACGCCGCCGTAACAGCAGGCGGAAGCACGCTTGACGTGCGCGCATACGGAATGGAGAGATAAAGATGCCTTATGCGATAACAGATAAAGGGTGGAGGTCAATTGGAGACGGCTGGGATCTTGCCGAAAATGAAACCTACGTGGATGAACTGCCAGAGTGGTTGCTTACAGTCGCTGAGCAGCAAAGAAGTGAAGCCACCACGATAATCACGCTGAACTCTCTGATGGATGAAGCTGGCAAGGTAATACAGCCACTACAGGACGATTATGATATCAATGATATATCAGACGAAAATCTTTTTAAGCTGAAGGCGTGGAAGAGGTATCGAAGCGCCTTAAGCAAGACGCCGGAGCGAGAGGGCTGGCCTGCCACTCCGGATTGGCCAGCGCAGCCTGAGGTCTAGATTACAATGTCATAACCTAGTTTGCGCAATTCGTGTGGGTGAAAGTATTTTTTTCATCGGTTGTTCGATTTTACGAAATGACAAATCCCCTATGGTTCCAATAAATGCGACAGCCAACATTAAAGATAATGAAAAATTCAATAGTGTTGGATCTGTCATTTTTAAAGATGTCATTAATTCTCGAACAAGCAAAAGTGCTGGTAAATGGCAAAGATAAATTGAGTAGGATCTCTCCCCAACCCAAGATAATAGATGTTTAGGAAGTATGTTGGACAGAGAGTTTCCTGGCATGGCCGACAGCAAGCACAGGCCCGCTCCTAGCGATATTGCAGGCACTGTAAATGGTTGTGGTATATGGATTGGTGCCAAGAAGCATGTTAGCAGTCCCGCAATAAATGCTGTGTTGCAGGCAATGCGGTTTTTTATAAAATTCAATTTGTGTGATGTGAAAAAAACCAACGACCCTATAAAGAATGCCTGAGGTCGTAATACTGCCGGGAATGAGAAGTTCGGAGCGTTTAATGTTGAAATTGCCACCGAAATGATCAGCATGGCAAACAGATATCTTTTTATTCCAACGAAAGCTATAAGCAGGGTCGAAACGGCATAAAGCTGCCATTCCAGAGAGAGAGTCCAAGTAACTGCATTGTAATCACCGCTACCGCACGCGAGGTTTAGGTTTACACATGACGCCCAGTAAATGTTGGATAGCCCAAAAACCGCAGATATTGCGCTCCGCGCCACTAGATAGGGATCCGTGCTTGGCGTGCTAGTTGTGATAAAGGAAACTGCAATGGAAGCAGCAAGCCAGAATAAGAGTGTTGGCATAAGTCGCGCGACTCTTTTTCTCCAGAAATGATTAAGAGCATCTCCCTTCGAATCTGTTTTCAAAAGCTCGTTGCAAAAAGTTTTACATATGAGGTATCCGGATATCGCAAAAAAAATATCTACGCCGGGCCAGAACAGTGCGTGATTAAATATATTGCTATACCAATTTGGGGTCGGGATTCTGCCGTTTAGATGCTGGAAAACTACAGCCATGCAGGCGACAGCTCGCAACACTTGAATGTCTATATTTTTATCAGTTGTTTCTAGCACTAGAGTTTTCCTGTCTCTTGGTGGTCGATTTCTGCGCAAAGTTTCTAAAGGTTTTTTGTTTTCGAAGCTTCATTGAAAAGTTTTCTACATCTCACTTGCAAACAAACGCTGATGAGTTAGCGCCCTAAAAGCTACATCTTACCCTTAGCTCGACCGCTATAGAGCTTCTTTTTTTCTGGAGATAAATAATGACTACAACCGAAAAAGACCGCGATATCCTTGCTCGCACGCTGTGGGGGGAGGCGCGAGGTGAAGGGGCAGTCGGTCAGGTGGCCGTGGCTTGGACGATCCGCAACCGCGTGTTTGATGGCAAGACCAATTCGTGGTGGGGCGAGGGCTACGCCGGGGTCTGCCAGAAGCCGTACCAGTTCAGCTGCTGGAACAAGACCGACCCTAACTATCAGTTCCTGATTGGCGTGAAGGAAATCCCGTTCCGCGAACTGGCGCAATGCCGGGTCGCCGCTGACCAAGTGATCGACGGCAAGGTACCGGATCCCACCGGCGGGGCCACGCACTATTACGCGACCAGCATAAAGGCCCCGGCCTGGGCGGCGAAGGCCAAACAAACGCTCAAGTTGGGCGGGCACGTCTTCTTCAAGGATGTGCCGTGATGGTCGTGCCGTGGAAAGCGGTGGGCGCGCTGGCGCTGGTGCTCATCGGCGCCGGCAGCGCCTGGCAGTTTCAGGACTGGCGCTACGGTCAGCGGTTGGCCGAGCAAGCCAAGCAGCACTCGGAAACCCTCAATCAACTGACTCAGGCCGCGGCGACCGCACAGCAGACCGAGCAGGACAAGCGTCTGGCGATCGAGCAGCGGCTGGCGGCCAGCGAGCAAAGCCACTTCAGGAAAATGACCGATGCCCAACGTGACCAAGATCGCCTGCGCGATCGCCTTGCCACTTCTGATTTGCGGTTGTCAGTCCTCCTCGACGCAACCGACGCTGCCAAAGGCTGCGGGGTGCCAGCCACCGCCGACGCCGGCGGCGTGGATCATGCAGCCGTACGAGCCCGACTTGACCCGGCGCATGCTCAAAGAATTGTCGCCATCACCGACAGCGGTGACCGTGGACTGATTGCGCTGCAGGCGTGCCAAGCCTATATCCGGACGTTGACTCCGTCGCGTGTCGAATAAAGGCGCTCAGTCCAGCGGTATTGGATCAGGGGATTTTGGAAATATGCTCTTGCCTTGTAAAGCCAAGACCTCGGCCTTCAGTTCGCTGATGTGCCTGTTCTTCGCCATCAGTTCCCAGTTGCTCCGAGTTTCGATGTCGCTGGCGCGACTGTTCGCCTCCGCGGCTTCAGCTTTGGCTGTGGTCAGCTGTGACCTTAGAGTGTCGCACTCCTTGCTGATCTCGGCGTGCATCTCGACCAGCTTGAATATCCGTTCCCTTGCGTGGCGCAGTTGCAGGTTCAGTTCCTCGAACTCATTTTCGTAGAGGGCAAGCTGGTGCCGGCAGGTTTCAAGCGGCGTCGGGCAGCCGAGCCAGTCGTCGGTGTTTTCGATATCGGAGGGATCCACGGAAGGCGCCTTGCTTTGTACTGTTTGGATATACAGTAATCGAGGCGTGACGAGCGGGCGAGGGTGAGGCGACGAGCTGTAGGGTTTTGGATTGGTGAGTGTCGGCAGAACGCCGTAGGAGGGCAAAGCACTGTAGGAAATACAGCAGTCGAAGTTATGCAGAATCGGCATACCTCCAATCAGGCGCACCAGAGCAAATCGCACATTTCAGTTCCATTTTCCGGTCCGCAATCATTTCAAGGTATGCGGAAACATTGGGTGAAATGGAAGTGTTTCGAGCTTGATTGCGGACCAGAAAACCTATCAGAAGGCGCGGCCTGATTGATTTCCACTCGGGACTTAAAATCCCCCGCTCGTAAGGGCGTGCCGGTTCGATTCCGGCTTCGGGCACCATCTTAAATCAAGGGTTTGCGGGCGAAAGCTGAGGCAAACCCTTGTTTGTTTTCGGATTGCCATTTTTAACTGGCTCCTCGTCAATTTTTCCATCCCTTGTCGTTCCTGCGCACAGAGACCGTTGGTCACTTCTCGATGCAACCAATCCTGCAAGCGTCTACGTTTGTGGCTTGGTCGAAGATATCAAAAGTCATTGAGTGAACATTTTAGCTTGACCCGGTGGCGTTGATATCAGAATGGATCTTGATCAAGGCGCGGTACATCGCTCAGGCGATCGGCATTCAGACGGCCTGTCTGTTACGCCAGACCCGCCATTTTTGACGTGTTAAGGAGAACACCGATGGCAATCAATCAAGTGCACGCAGCAACCGATAAAACCGCTCTCGTCGAAGCCGAGGTGTACCGTTGGTACAATCTCTTCTTTCCGTGGTCGCGCGGTATGTCTTCCCGGTCGGAGGGCGCCATCAAGCCTCTGTACGATGCGTTGGCGAATGACTTCCGTGTGGTACTCACCGATGGAGAGATCATGTGTCGGGCGGACTATTGGGAGCGACTTTGGGGCTTGTATGGCAAGCGTGCTGGAAGCCCTGAATCACACATCACCAACCTCTCGATCACAGCGCTTCCCGGGGACTGTTTCCTGGCCGTCTTCGACCTTGTCAAAGACGGCATTACCAAGAAGAAAGTCGATTCGGCGCTGATGCGCGTCGATCAGGCCTCGCCATCTGGAATTTCATGGGTTTATGTCCATGAAAGCGAGCACGA